AGTCGCATTGGTCGCATTCGTTGCATTCGTTGCATTCGTTGCATTGGTAACCGTGACACCAGCGATTACTGTATTCAAAGAACTTCCATTAACTGTAATGGCGTCTGCTTCAAGGGTTCCGTCAACATCTACGTCACCACTAATGTCTAAAGACCCTGCCTTTAAGGCTCCATCTGTAATCGACAGGTCACCACTGCTTGAACCAGTAGCGGTAGTGGTACCAACAACAAAGGTATCACCGCTTTCATCCCAGATAATAGCTGCATTATCTGAAGAACCACGCTCGATGATTAATCCTGCATCACCTGAAGGTGTTCCTGTTGTCCCATGAGCAAGCTCAATAAGCTTATCTTCTACCTTAAGATTTACAGTCTCAATGCTTGTTGTGGTTCCCTTAACAGTAAGGTCTCCCTCAATAGTTGCATTTCCGCTGGCATCAACAGAGATAGTATTTTCAAATACGTTAGACACTACGCCCTCCAGTTGAGCCGAATGTTTCCAGTTGGAGTACCTGTTGCATTATTTACCTTTGCAATGATGTAGATACTTCCTTTCTTTGTATTGGAAACGCTTGAGTCAAAGTGGTAATCGCTGTCGATTTCAAAAACAGCAGAAGACTTATTGCTTGAAAGACCCTCAGTTAAGGCTGCTGTTGCACCAGTTGTACCACCTGGAGTAATACCAGCACTTCCTTGTGAGTCCCTAGCAATATACATAGTGACCTGTGTAGCACTACCGTCTGCTGTGAACTCAAACTCAACACTCTTTATTTCGCAACTATCAGGAACACGATCAGACTCTGGAGAGTTGGTCAAGTCCTGAGCTACCTCAAAGGCAGTAAAGTTTGTATCATTAAAACTAATCTGATGAGCGTAGGCATAAGAGAACCTACTGAATGTACGAATACCCATTTTACTGTTCCTTTAGAAATTCAAATTTGCCAGTGCCAGTAATACCAGCACGTCTAAATGCTTCTTGTCTTCTCTGCTCTACATCATAATCGAAGCGAGCTTTTCTTGCTTCTTTGTTGTCGGCAATAATACGAATACCAGTGATTGCATCAACCACTTTAAGTCGCTCTGAAAGAGGCTCAAGGGCATCGCTTTCAGCATATTTCTCCCTCATACTCTCATCCATTCTGTCTAAGTAAGTTGTATTAAACATCATAGATGCGGCAGCAGCGTCTTTCAGTACGCGAGACCAAGGCAAAGCAGAAAAGTTGTAGTTTGCAAAACCATTTACTCTTGGAGTGCTCATAAACGTATTGTATTTGGTGCTGTAATATTGATTGGCATTATATCCAGTGATGTCTTCCAGTGCGCCAGCCGTGGACTCGCCAACCAAAGGAAGGTTTCTGATAGCCCCCAAAACTTGACCAATAAACCTACCGCTGGTCATATCTCTTATCGGCATGTCCATAAAAGTATTGTGCTTTAAAAGCATACTTTCGGTGACATACTTTAAAAGCATATGGGTTTGACCGAGAAATCTCCAACCTTGATTTTTATTATCTAATCTTTGGAATGTAGGCTTTAAGTCTTTCAACTGAGACATCATTTCAAACTGATCGAACAAAGCCTCTTGAGGAAGACCAAGCCCCTCTACATAAAAACCGGGCTTACCGGGAACAGGAAACCTAATAAAGTTTCTTGCGTGGTCATCTCTAAATGCCATCTGATACTTACCTGATGACCTTACAGGGCTGTATTCTTCTCCAGCAATCTCTTGATTGTAAGCTTCTACGACTTCTGGGCCTTGATGAATAAGAACACGCTGGAACTGTGAGTAAAACACAGGGTTCTCTTGCATCATTTTAAGTTGTAGAGCTATGTTCTTTTGAGTCCAAGTAAAGAATGGAAAGAATAATCTCATCCAGTCTTTTTGTGCTGCGGTAAGGTCTCTGTAGTTGAACAAAAACTGTTCTACTTTTTTTGCAGACTGACTAAAACTTAAACCTTGTTTATTATTGGTTATAAAGTTTACTAGCCTTGCTTGGTTTTCAACAGACCTACCGATTGCAGAACCTACCTTTTTAGGTAGTCCAATAGGAAGAACCATTCCCGTCATAAGACCGGGCAAAGCCATAATGACGCCGTCTTCAATAGCACTTGCAGCACGCTTTGCTTTGTCTAGATTTTTTTCTATACCAGCAGATTGATATATTCTAGCAAGCTGTGTCTCGTACATATTGACATCAACAAACTGTTGAAGACTTCCAGCAATAACCCCGTTTTCTTCTAGAATCTTTAATGATTCATCTGCGGATCTAAAGATTCCGTCGCCTAAATCAAACGTCTTACCCGGCTTGGCAAGCTGGTTTAATAAAGAGTTAGCTGCTTTTCTATTGTTGTACCTCCAGAGTGGCTCAGCCCTACCTTGAGGTGCAGATAAAATCTTCTTAGCGGCTTCTATAGACCCGTATCTATCTCTGTAATGAACTAAAGCAGACAGTTGTCCAGCATCAAATCCTGTCTTTGGATTTAAAGAAGCAATGCCAGTGTCTAGTAAGTTGCTAAGCTTATTAGAAAGATGGTTTCTTGAGTGGAACGCTGCTGCGATAATCGTGACGCGAAGCTTCCAGAAGTCATTAAATCTTCTAAGAGCTTTAACTACTTTGCCACCCTTATTAATAGGTTGAAAGAGATCATCAAAAGACTGCTTAACAACGTCAGGAACATACAAGTTCCACATTTGATCTTGTTGATTATAAAAGGCTCTAAGTGACTCACCACCACTGACCCTTTCTAATATTTTTAGATCTGAAGCTTTTTGATTCAGTTCTTTTGCAACAGTATTCCAAGCTTTTTCTTGTAAAGAAGACTTATTTTTAGATAGCTGTGAAGCTATAGAGGTCGCATCCATACCCTTCTTTGAGAGATCAGATGCCGCATCTCTAAGTTCTTTATTGAGAACATCTTGGTATCGAGACATTACGTCATAAAGGGGTTGACCATTTTTGTAGTCGTTTGCTCTAATCTGGCCTACAACGCTAATAATCTGATCGCCTTTCTTAATAGCAGGCGTGTCTCTTACAAACTTGGCAAACTTATCTTCTCTTTCTGCCCTACTATACTTTGCAGCTTCTTCAATAAGATCGTCCATTTGATTTGGAAGAAGGTTTGCTTTTGCCCATTGAGCAGCGTTTCCATTTACAAGAAGATCATTGCTAAGCATCTTTGATGCATTGTCAAATAATGGGGTGTATCCAAGATCAATGGCACGCTGAGCAACATTTACCATTTCACCAGAATCAGCGGTAGTAAGAAGATTATCTAGAAGAGTCATCTCTTCCGGTAAAAGTTTATTGCTTGTTGTGACTAGACCAGAAAGCTCGGCCCTTGACATTGACTCAATGGCCTCATCAAATCCGAGATTGTATTTCTTAGCAAGAACTTCTAGGGCGTGGTCATAAGGACTTTTAGGCTTAACAGGCTTTAAAACACCACCAACCAAAAGAGAATACATAAACTCTTGGTTTGATATAGCTTTAGACGCACTTAAATATCTAGCAAGAAGCGTTGTTGGGGATGTTCCCATCACAACTCCGTCTCTATTTGCAGAAGCATTGACTTCTCTCATGGTCCCTTGCAAAAGCCGTCTCTTTCTTTGCTCTAAACCAGTACCGAAAGACCTTTCAAGTGCCTCGTTGTAGTCCTTTTTAGCACCCTTGATCATAAAGGTTTCGGTAAGACCATTGTTAAGGACTTCTAGTCCCGGCAAGGGTGTATGAGGAACGTAATCAACAACGCCCCAAAGCCTAAGCATTTCTACAGGGCTCTTAACAAAAGTCATCCCGTGCTTGATATACATTTGTTCGTAATGTTTTATCAAAGAGGTAAATGCTTCTTTTACAGGCTCCAGTTCCTTCGGAAGCTCACCCATTCTTTGACCAAGAAGGTACTTATATCTGGTTTTATAGAAGTCATAGGCATCTTTGCCTACTGTCTTCTGATTAATCACTTTTGGTGAGTCTGCTAAAGCAGCAAAGGCGGCAAGAAGACCTTCTTCTGTTGTAAGGTTTTCTGTTAGCTCCTTGAACTCATCCCATACCTTTAACTCCCAGTCTTTAAGATATTCTGTTGCGGTAGTACCAGCTTTTACGTCGGGTATTTCCATGCGTGGGATTTTTTCTGCAAGTTCTACTTTTAGCTCTTCAAGTTCATCAGCTAAAAGCTTTCTTCCTGCATTTTTTGCTTCTTTTAATGCAGGTTTGAGGCTATATCCTCGTTTATATGCTTGATAAGCAAGCTTTTCTGCCATCTCATCTTTCATTTTAGAAAAGATGGGGGTGTCTGGAACATTTAATAGCTCATCAAAAGCCTCTCGGATTTTAATCTTGGCGTCATCAAAGCTATTTACGCCCTTCAATACCTGATTTAGGACATCATCAACACGTTGAGACTTAATCTTATTGGCCTTCTTTTGAATTTCAGCAACTGACAGTGAAGAAGAGTAGTCACCCCTCTTACCTTTTAGCCTTTTTGCTCCAGCACCTAGTTCATTGAGTCTTAACTGTGCATGATAGGAAGCTTCTCTGCTTTTGATTACATCTCTAAACAGGTCAAGTACTTCTTGAGCCGTAACTGAGTCTGGTAGATCCAGTACATCCTTCTTTTCAGCTATCCATTCACTAGCCGTTCTAGATACACGATTTCCACCCTTATATACAGGCAAACCAAAGTTGCTAGAGGGGTAATCAGACCTAATCCAACTAAAGATATCTTCTAAGATGATGTCAGCTTGTTCTGCTACTTCATCTGGAGCAGATATGTTGTAGTGTTTGGATGCAAACTGGCGACTTTTATCTATAAGCTTGCTTGAGTATGTGTTTGAAAAGTCCTCTATGACCTTTCGTGTGTAGATTAGGTCTTCTTTTCCTATGAGACCTAATCGATAGTTTTTAATCTCGGCAATCGCCGCTTTTGTTTCTTGTTTTTTGAAACGGATTGCTTCCCTGATTCGGCGCCCTGTATAGCCTCGCTCAACGATGACATTGCCTGTATCAGGATCTCTTCGTATTGGCGGCTTAACGTCGTATTTATTTGCCTCGACACTTGTTCTAAACGGTCTGGCCCCGAAGAGGGACTCGAAGATGTCTGCGGCTTTTTCATTATAGCTCTCCCTAGCATAGGCTAACACGTAGTTAAGACTATCCTTTTGTTTAGCCTTGCGAATGGCTTTGTACTGTCTTGTTGTAATGATTCCATCATCAAGTGCTGCTTTTAGCGTTGAAAAATCTTCGCCGTAATACTTAACAATGTCAGAAACTTCCGATGCAATCTCTTGTTTTAGGTCGAAAAACTTCTGACTAAACATCTCAATGTTGTCTTCAATAAACTTTACACGTTCTGCATACGTTCCAGAGTCTGGCCCTAGACCACCCTTCCACCCATTTGGGGGACGCTTGACCATCCAAATAGTCCCATTTGGCTGAACAACAACAGCAGCCTTAGAGTTTAAGGCTAAGTCTGCTAGCATGTCATCAAAACTAAATACCAAGCTTTCGCCAGCCTGATCTTCAACAAACTTAAGTTGCTTGTCTGTCCATATTTTTAGTTTTTTATTTTCTTCTCTTAGTCTAGCCAGACCATACCCACTTGGGTGGTTGTGTATTGTTACCAACTCTCCTGATTGGATTAAATCATCAAGGATATTTAAATCAACATGCTCGGTGATCTTTACAGAGTCCTTTGTTCCTCTGTTCACAGTTACCTGAGCACCATTTCTTGCATCATACAAAGCACCAAACTCAACCTTTCTGTTTTGTATGGTAGCTATGAAGTCAAGCATAGACATGTTTTCAGGTATGTCTGATATTTGTGGATGATCCGCTTTCCTGAGAGGATGGATTAGCTGTGCTTGAATGTCGGCAACATTTAGCATCTGTCGCTGCCAAGTTTCAGCAGGAGAAACACCAGCATCAACCGCGTCTTTTATTGCTTTGTACTCACCAGAAATATCTCTAGCAAAAAGCAGTATTGCTTCTTCCCTATTTGCACCGTAAGCACCAGCAGCGTGGTCAAGTATCTCGTCAACAAGCTCTCTATTGCCCTTGAAGGCTTCCATAAGAGTATCGTCAATAGCCTGAGCTACTTCTTGACCAAAAGGTCTACCCTCAGAAACAGAGATCGTTCTATATACAACTTCAGCTAGCTTATTTTCAGATACAGAGTTTAATAGTCTAGTGGTAGAACCTAACTGTACGTTAAGTGCGTCAACGATTTGATCCATTGACAGATTTTTTTGGTTTATCAGTGGCAGCCTTCCTTCAAGAACTTGCCTAATCTCAAGTATTCTTTCAGCGATTGCTTCGGCGGCTACTTTGTCGCCCTTACCCCAACGAACCATTGCTAATAACGATTGATTAACTGCCTCTTCTTCGATTTTTAAAGATGAAGCCAAGAACGCACGAGTCTTTTTCCACTCTTCAGCTACTGCTTTTAACCAAGGGATTTCATCAATCTTTCCAGCGCCTGTTTCAACAAGGTCAGCAACATCGTCTATAAGTGCGTTTACGTCGTAATCATCACTCAAAATCTTTTGTTTGTTTATTAAATCGTTTTGTGCCTTTTTTTGCTCTTTTACTAGTGCTCGAAGCTGCTGAGCATTTGAAGCATTCTGTGGTTGTTTGAGAGCATTTTGTATTTCAGAGTTTAATGATGCAATCTTTGCCTGAAGTTGAGGTATATCCCTGTCTCTTGTTGCTGCTTTCCACTCAGCAAGAGCACCACCTTTACCGTCAGCGCCACCAGCAAGCCTATAAATGATGTCGATTCTTCTTGTGGCGTCTGCCGCCAGCCCATCAACGCTTCTAAGGTACTTTGTGACACTGCTTTGGTAGTTATCCCAAAGATCGGGCCTAAGTCTTTTCATTCTGACTAATGAAGAATCAGAGTTACGAAGACCCATAATCATTGCTTGTCGAGATCCGTAGTACTGCATTTCAGCAGAAATGGCTTTAGATGCAGTTAAAGCCTGCCAATACCTAGTTCCCAGTATCCTTGCTAATAAATCTGCTCCTGCATAGGTAAATGTCTTAGCTTTATCTCCAGCCTTATACATTGACCATACTAGCTGTTGTCCCTTGGACAAACCATCAAGAGCATCAACACCTCTAGATAGGTTTTGAGATATCTTAAGTGCAACACTATCAGCACTAAACTTTTGCATTAGTTCGCTTGTCTTTGTTATTGACGAAGCCAAAACATCATTGCTTTGAAGAGCCTTATTTAGAGACTTTACGACAGGCTGTAGCTGGCTTTTTGTTCCTATTGTTGCTGTTTGAGTCTTAAATGGAACATGCCAAGTGCCAAACACAGGTATGAGGCTTTTTTCTGTAATCCCCACTTGTTTGATATGAGTGGATGATTCTGCAAGATTAACAAACGACCTAAGATCAGAGGCTGCTCCACGGTATACAGCAGAGTTAGCGTTAGATTTATTAGCTAAGTTTCTTAAAGAAGTTGCAACCTTCTTGGCATCAGAACCTGCTCCGCTCAAAACAGCGATTTCAGCCTTTATTTCCTCTACCTTTTTAAGGATAACTTCGTACTGCTTCTTTACTACTTGGCCACCGCTTGGGTCTGCATACTTTGCAGCGATAGTTTCTAGCTCATCAACTTGATCAGCAAGTTCTTTTTCAAGCACCTGCTTTGCTTTACCAACATCGCCTGTACTTTCGACTGAGTCTGCAAGACGAGTAAACTTTAATGATTGTATTGAGCTATATCGGGCTTGTGTTTCAGCGATATCAGCAGCTTCCCTAATAACAGTACGGGCTTTGTTTGCTTCTTCTCCAGTGCTAACAACAGCCCTAAGAACTGTTTGTGCATGCATACCGCTTCTACCAGAAGAAGAAGAAATATTATCTAGAACTTGAACGGCCCTAGATGACTGCTGCCCAAGGTTATAAGTGACACCGTTTAATGATGCTTTAATAGTGTTTTTTGCTACACCAACAAACCAAAGCGGATCTGCTACTACCTCTAAAGCTAGACCGTACATCATTCTTGTTGTTGGATCTGATAGTGTCTTAGCCAAGTCAACAGTTGATGTTCCTTTTAAAGAACCACTAGGGTCTACGAAAGGGCCTCCAAACTCTTTTGTTGATCTCGCGAGCTTATCTAAACCGCCTTCCCCTCTAAACCCCGGACTGTTTTTATTCAGACGCTGCATAACGTCTAATGGGTAGGCAATGTCTATGTAGTCGAAACCGCTTGCGTTTCCACCAGTAAGCAAGCCAAACATTTCTGGTCTTTCTACAAAGTAGCCATCTCTTTGTTTTGCTGCATCATAAAGTTTACCGTCCGCCCAAGCCTTGTAAATGTTTTTAGAAAGATCGGAAACACTTTTAAAGTACTGTTCTTCTTGCTCTTCGCTTTGAAAGACATCTCTTTTGTTCATCATTAGTGAGTACTTTTCACTCAAAACACTGTATTCAGAATAGATATCAGAAAGAGCGCTTCCGTAAAAAGTATCGCTATCTGGTAAAGCTTTGTCTGCCGCATAGTATGCTGCCGTCCAAAGCTCTGACCTTGGTACGTCAAACTGTTCAAGAGCAGGCAGTACTACGTTTCCACCAAACTGAATGACCTTATCTACGGCATAGTCAGAAACATCACTAAGGAATGACTCGTCATCTTTTGAAACTGCTCCAGAATCAACCTCACTTTGCGATGGTCGTAAAGACTGACCTACTCCAGCCTCTCTTGGAACAATCAAGGGCCGCTTAACCTCAACTATTCCGCTTTCTTCTTCGACTTGTTTCATCAAGTCTTCTGTTGCTCTTGAGCTAAAGTTTGTAGCAACAGTAGCTTTTGCGGATAGTGGGTCTGCCGCTTTTTTTGCTAATGAAAAAGCAGACTTAAAACTTTCTTCGCTTGGGCCTTTTGGATTGTAATCAGAATAATCAAAACGATCTTCTTCGTCTTCTTCGTCGTCATCCCACAACCAATCAAGATCATCTGCTACAGCATCTTGAGAAGGTTGAACCTCTTGCTCTTCCGGCTCAAAAGTTTGATCATCAAAAGAAAATGATTCTGTTTGAGGAAGAGTTTCCGTAGCGGGAGCATTTGGAACTTTTTCAGCCACTATTATTTCCTTTTGGTTCGACGAATCGTTCCGTCACTTCCTTTAGTGAATGATTCAAATCCCGCTTGTGCAGCTTTAAACCTATCGCTAGCGGTAATAGTGATACCAGTATCACCTTGTATAGTAGATCTTTCTATTTTTGGCCCTAAAGAATCGGTATCACCCCTGTCCGTAAGTTCAGGTTCACCGGTGTCCGTAAGTTCTGGGGTTTGACGGTTAAGCTCTTCCATTTCACTTATACGTCTTTGTTCTTTTCCTGCTTCCATTTCACTTATAAGTTCTTGTGATTTCTTCAGATTGTCTTGGGCTTCCTGATTTATCTGCCTAAGTTTTTCTTCATATTCCCTAAGTCTTTCTTCATCATCAATACTGCTTTCACCCGGATCAGGAATATCTCTCGCGTCAAGCTCGCTAACTTGGCTATCCCTCTTAATGCTCTCAAAGCCAGCTTTTGCTAAAGCGTCTAGTTCAGCCTCTTCTTTTGCTTTTTTTCTTTCAGCAGCAAGCCTAGCTCGTTCTTCTGCTATTCTTGCTGCAGCCTCTTTTTTCTTTTGGGCCTCATTTTCTTCTTCTATGCTTTTAGCAGAACGGACAAAGCCACCCAATCCCCGTATTCGCCTACCCTGACTAGGGGGCCTTTCGGTAGTTGCTGGCGGTTCTTGGGCCTGCACAGACTGCTCTTCTTCTAAAGTCATTTCTGTAGTCAGTCCCGGCAGAACAAAACGATCACCAGAACCATCTCGTTCATCTCCGGTAATCCGCGAAAGGAATCGTTCAGCAGCACGCGCTACTCGCTCACGCTTTTTAGGCTCAAGTGTTCTTGCAAAAGTAGCAGCAGTTGCAGCGTCTTCACGTTCTTGTTGTGGTGCCTCTTCAAGAACTTTTTCATCAACAAACTCATCTAAATCTTCTGGGTTTGTCCTTAATGCTTGAATGGCAAACTCAAGTTGTTGCTCTGTATTGGTGCCGCTAAGGTATCGCATAGGGTCTCGTCGGTTTACTCCGATGCCCAGAAGGCGCTCTATCGGCTTTGTTAAGTTCCTCCTACGGAACAGGCTTCCTGCATTAGAAGATCCAGCCACACGCAAACGCTCCCTGATTGCCATTGGGTCATTAAGCTGGTCTCGGTCTTCTGTAGAGCCAATGCGACTAGCAATACGGTAGTACTGCCTAAACTCTTCAGGGTTATTTTTAAGATATGTAGCAGTTTGAAGAGGGCTTGTAAAACCCATGGCTGCCATGTAGTTTTCTACAAACGGAACTTTAGCAAGAAGCCTAGCAACAGACGCAGATAATGGATCTGTTGGGTTGTCTATTTCATCAATGTAGTTTTCGATTCGTTGTCTTGCTACGCTCAACTCAACGGGAGCAGGCATGTTTTGGATTTTTTGTGCGTACCCGTCTGGACCTAAAGCAATAATATCGTCGGTCTGATCATAAACAGCGTTGAGGCTATCCATTAATGCTGGAGGAAAAGCAATCTGAGAGTCCTCAACCTGACGACGAAAAACTTCAAGCTCTTCCTGTTTCTTTCGTCGCTCAGACTGGGCAATAGCTTTTTCTCTATCTGTTGCCTTAAGTATTTGATATTCAGGTCTTTGATATGACCTAGCAACAACCTTAGCTACTAGTGCGTCTTTATTTTCAATAAGAAATCTTGCGTCATCCTCACGACCCGCTGTCCTTTCAACCTCCAAGATATATCCATCTAAGATATTCTCAACACCAGTAGCTAACTCAAGCTCAGCTAATACTTTAGAGTCAACGCCTTGAAGAGCATTAGCGTTAGAAATAGCTTCTAAGTCTGGTTTTAAGTTATTCAAATAGGTGGTACTTGCGTTCTCCAGAAGGCCTGCAACGTCTTTTCTAAACTGTTCCTGTGTAGAGTCTTTAGTTCTATATAAAAGGCCTCCAATAGATCCCTCTCCAACATCCTGCTCTCCAAAGTTTCTTAAGGCTCCCGATGCTTTTGCTATTTTATCCATAGTCTCTGCTGGAGCAGACAAGCCGCTTGCCTCTCGACCGGATTTTTGAACGCCATTAATAAGCGCAAGCATCTCTAATGTTGTCCTGCGATCCATCTGCTGGTTTCGAGCCATGTTTGAAAATGCGCTGATTACATTTGCTTCTGCCGCAAGACGACTAGATAAAATGTTTGAATAGCTGGTTAATCCCTGGCGATTAATCTCAAGCTCTGAACGCCTAATGTCAGACAAAAGATTAATCATATTGATACGAATCATGTGTTCGGCTTCAGGCTGAAGCCCTGTTCCAACAGGTGTTCCGGCACCAGCAGCGAACGCACCTAAAACATTTATTCCAGCGTATGGTTTTGCTCTTGAGCCTTGCTTGATTTCAGCCATTATCCAATCCTCAATCTCGATTTATCTTCTTCTTTTGTAATCTCGTCAAACTCATTTGAAGTTTCTTCAAAGCCCTTTGACTTTGGTGTTCTGCTAGATTGACCAGCCTTAAACAATGTCTGGGCAACCTCTTCATTGCCTAAAGATGTGGCAATGTCATCAACGAGACCCGATCGCTGCTTTTCAGCAGCACTAGCTATGGCTTCAGATCGTTTACCCATTGCTTTTGACAGAAGCTGACGATTAGCGATTTCTCCAGCCTGCTTCTTGCTTAGGAATGTGGCTGCTTTCTTTAGCGCTATATCTTGAGCAGCACGCAACCTTTCTGCATCAAGACCACCACCAGTCCTTGCACCCGATGCTTTTGCCTCTCGAACAGCAGCGTCAGACAACACATTAATAGTTGCAAGATCTTTATCAGTGAGAGTTGGCGCTGTAAGCTCTTTAGAGTCTCTTGCCTGTTGCTCACGCATTCGATTGATTGCTTGCTGTCGCAACATAAACTTCGTAAATGCAAGAGCAGCATCTGTTCCAATAGTAATACCGGCACCCGCTACTGATCCACCAGTTTGTACTAGTTTAGATCGCTGTGCATCAAACTCTTCTTGAGACAAATCTCCAGACTCTAAAAGTTCTTTTAGTCCTTTAAGTCTAGCTGCAAGATCTACAGGTTGTTCGGCCATTTTTATTAACTCTTGTTAGCGTTTGAGGGTGCTGGATCTTCATCTTCTACAGTATAAAAGTCTCTATTATACCACTCTGGTGTTCCATCAGATTCAAGCTTCTTACCAGCCTTAATCGACAAGATTGATATTGACCCACAGAAAACCTGCTGCTTTCCAGTACCACTGCTGAATGGGTCGGAAGATAGCTTTGATATTATAGATGGACCAACCAATACTGAAAAGTCGTGGTAGCCCTTCTCTAGAAATACGGATCTAGCTTTGTGGTGCCAACGAAACCTGCTTTCAAAAGCAACAGGTAATGGGTCTTGAAATCTTCTGGATGCAACAGAACGAACCTCTGTTCCCGGCTGATACGTACCATCAATGTATAAACGATTTACGTAGTAGTCTCCGATATAAGTCTTTCTGCTTTCATCAGAGTTACTCGTAGATCCCTTCTCATGTTTAAAGACACCGTTTCCAGCAAAAAATCCTTGATAAGTGACATAAACTATTGAGTTCCAAGGGATGAAAACATTCGCAGATAAAGAATAAGAGGGAGTCAAATACCTTTTTCTTACTCTGATTCTAGTGCTTTGTGTTTCTGGAGCATACTCAGACTCCGTAGAATCTGAGTCTTGTGTAAACTGAGACGGGTGATACCTGTCTGGAAAGTTAAAGCCATAGAAGTATCCGCGAGCAAACGCACCAGCACGAAAATGCTCTGACTTAAAGGTATTATTAGCGTCCTCATCAATGTTTTTTAATGTAAGCCCTCCGTTTAGCGCTTCAAAAGTAGAAACGTCACCATCTAGGTCACTAATCGCGGATGTAGGATTATATAAAGCTTGCTGGTAGATTTCTTCAATATCAACTTTGCTTGTTGATGGATTGAATGTTGGTTTGATTTCGGGCACCTGAAACCTCTTTACTGATACTGTATCAAGCTTGAAGTAGTTTCTAAGACACTTCCAGAGTCTGGATCTTTAAAAGCAATAATATTTGTACTGCCTCCATTTGTCTGCACTAACTGTCCAAGTCCGTAGCTCATCTCAAGAACTACACCACCAACCTCATCAATAAATGCTCCAACAGCATCAGCAAGCCCGCTTGTGGCCGCTCCCGGCACGATGTAGTCCCACCTATCCAAGCCACCCACAACCATCCAACCGAAGTAAGACGTACCATCTAAAGCCATATTTCTAAGCTCAAAGTTTATTCCTTGAGCATCACAAAGTCTTTTAATAAAGTCGTTGTTTACTTTGATTACGTCTGTATATGAATGCGTAATACCTAAGTGTGCTGTACCAAGTTGACCTGTTTTCGCATGAGTACCTGTAGTTACCTCACAAGCACTAGCACCAACCATATGATCCGGTGACCAGCAAATAACACGCTCTGATTTTATGCTTGGCCTTAAAAGATATACAACGCCCGTCCAAAACCTGTGGCCACCAAGCCACCTCTTAAACTTGGAGGGACTGATGGCAGTGTTGTTATCCAATGAGTGGGCTATGTTGATGTCTGTCTGATAAAAAAGAGAGTAGCCATTACCATTGTTTGGAATGTTTAGAAGTCTGCTTCCAAAGTCTGACCTATACGACCTGCTAGAAGCATAGTCTCCAATACCAAGATAGTCGTCAGTATCATGACCTGAAGTAATGGTAGACGGGTCGGCATCTACAAGTTGCCTAGAAGAACAGTGTGTATTGATCTTTGCCCACCTACGACGTTCTTCTCTATGGAAAGTAGAAGAGTGATCGTTAATCAGAGGGTCAGATCCCGGTGGAGTTACACCCCAGTATGGTCCATAAACTGTTTCTGGAAACTCAATATGCTGGTCAATGGTTGCGCCTTGAAGGTGATCAACACGCTCATTCATTGAAAAGTTTCTAGCGCAATAGATTACTGAATCATTCAAGCAGTCTGGACCAAGGGCACCTCTAGAAACATTATCAACGTCCATTGCATTTGCTTCCTGTGCTACAGAAGCATGAACTTTGTTGATACTTAAACTAGAGGTCTTTTCTCCAGATTCTGGGTAGTCGGGCATTACTAATCTCCAAGCATCTTCCCTCTTGGGAAGCGGATTACATAAACTCTAGAGTTAACAATTGCTGTACCTAGATTCTCTTGGTTTTTACCTGAAGATCCGTACATCATTTCTTTTGTATCGTAAAACTCGTAAATGTTTCTTTCTGTTGATGGTCCTTGTGCAGCCACAGGAGTAATCGTGTGTGTTCCAGCGTTAATCATGTGAACAGATTGACTTGATGTAACGATGCCCTTTTCTCTAGAACCAGCCCCAAATACCATTTCTGGTCCGTTTGTACCTACGTTAGTTCCGGGTCCAGAACCGTCTACAATAAATCCATCTAGCTTAAGGCCAAGCTTAATCCTGATTCTTACGTCGTCAGAATAAAAATCACCCCCTACAAACTGAACGCTACCGGGTGCTGGGGTGTCAGACGCCTCTTCAAACTGTTCGTCTGTTGTTAGACCAAATCCTCCAGACTCTCCAGCCTCAAGAGCACTTTCTCCAATAATATTATTAGTGTTTTCGCTTTCAGAACTAAGTCGATATGCCCAAGTAGAGTATCCAATAAGAACCAACTCTGGGGATGTGGCAGTCCAGCTTAGGCGCAAGTCTCCATCCCAGACCTCTTGGAAGCCCTTTAGGTAAGGTATCTTCCATGGCTTGTACCCTTCTACAGCGCTTGCGTTTTCATACTTTAAAAAGGGTCCGTCTCTGTTACCTCTTCCTGCTCCGATATAGCTATGTATTTGTTTTTGTAGAACGCTTACACCGGCACCCTTTTTGGCTAAGTTTGAGTAGTCCATTCCAGACTGTTCTTGAGATAAGAACTGCCAAGATGTGGCGTTATCAACGATCTGCTTTGCAGATACCCATTCTTGTGAGAGTTTTTCTGGGTCTATGACATCGCCCTGAAAGTTTCCTTTTGGTTTAAAAATAGGCATCTATTTCTCGTACAATGCAGGACTTCTAGACCCGGCAGTTGAGGTTTGTGGTCCATATGCATCAATGCTTAAGATTGACATAGGCTCAGATATAGAAGAAGCAGATAGCTCTAAACTGAACACTGTGCATGAAGGAACGTCTACAGCTAGCCTATGTGTATATGTCCTACTCTTTCTATAAACAGAAGAGTCTGAACCATATGATCCAACCTCTGTGTTTTCTGTTTCTGACTCAAGGTGTGGCTGGCTACCACCATATACATCAATGCCATTGTTTTCTGGATGAACCAAAGAGATCTCTAAATCATTTGCTAATGGTGAATCGTAATCCCAATCAGCAAAAGTTCTTACAGTAGCAATCCTTGAGCATCGCTCTACCATTGTAAATACAGAGTCTGCTGCCCTCTGAGATATATGGAAGCCGGGACCAAAATCCTCAAAGTTACTCCACCCTGTTTTATAGGTGGCAATGAGTTCTGATCCGGGGTTGTAGTTGGCGTACCCATTTCCGTACACATAGATAGTGTTTGTTGGAAGAGTATCTATTGTGCTTTCGTCAATAGGTGGAATGTCTGCGCTCGTAGGAGAAAGTGTTGTTGGTGTTTCAACTCGACCATCACCCCTAAGACCAGTGATTCCCCTCCAAGACCCAGCAACCAAGTTGAGGTCACCAATCTGCTCTACTGCATTCATTACTAAGTCTTGCCTGAGCCTCCATCCTCTATTGATGTAGTCCCAAACAAACTGTAAGTCTGGCTTTGATGAGTCTTTATATGGAAGGCAAAATACCATTTCTTTATTGGTTTTGTTTACCCAAGAAACACCAAATCGCTCTGCTTCGTTATTTACTTTTGATAACCGAGACCTAATAGTTGCCCCGATATCAATAACTCCACCACCCTCTTCAGGGTTTAGCATCCAGAACGTACCGTTTCCGTACCAAACTACCTGACCGTCTGGAGACGATTGAGAAAGGTTTGGCCCGGAACAACCAGCGATAGTGCTAATGGTTCCAAACGTCCACCCCTCTGTTCCCGGCTGAGCATAAGATCCTGCAATATAATGTGTGGCAGATTCTTTAAATACCAGCATTGCCTGCTTTCCATTGAAGCTTGTAGACAGTGCTCCTGTGATACCCCCAGTTTCAGGAAATACATCGCGCCAGTGGCTGTGTAGAAAGCTTTCTGGTATTGACCCAGTGGTTGTACCCTGCTCACTCCACCAGACCCTTGCTGGATATTGTTCTGTCCTCATGACAAACATCGAGCCACTAAAGAACTTCATAAAGAAGAAACCGATCGGCACGCTCCTTCTGTGATCCCATTCTGAACCAAGTTCAGAGTCTGGAATGTCGTCCATGTATTCAGTAGCAGAGTTGTTTGGAATCCTATGTAAGAAACGAAGCCTACCAACATCACCCGGAGGTAGTGATGCCAAGTTCATAGTTCTTATTAATACTCTAGCTACAGTCCCTACTGGTCCTTTTGGAACATCACAAATCCAAAAACGTCTCTTTAGAAACTGCAAACCAAACTTTGCAGCTAGTGATCCTGCTGGTGGAACCATAAAGTTTATGTTTACTCTATTACTTTTTTCAGAAGTTACTGAGTAAGCACCATCTTCGTTTTCATAAACTACAGCGTAGTAATATAAGCCAGACTCTATTCCACCACTTGTTACTACATCTCCTTTGCCATTGGTCGTTGATAGATTGTAGTTTAGTGTTCCGATTCTACCAGAATCTGAGAATCCACCTGTGTTTTTGTTATCTGCTCCGTCTTCAGTGGCGGGACCAAGAACATAAGGATTGGAAGGGCTTTGAGAGTATCCAAACTCCCTGATTCTAGTTCCATCCCAAACAAAAGCAGCACCACCGTCACAGAATGTAAAGTAGATTCTATTTCCAACAACCTCTGTTTGAGGTGGAAACATTACTTTTGTTTGAGGCTTTACGCTTCGTTTAAGGTTTGAGTTGTCATAGTAAAACTGTTCAACTAAACCATTTGATGAAGATACATCTGTTTCAATAGATCCGAATGGGATTCGACCGGTCCTGTTTGGTGGAAGAAAACGATACACCCCATTGCTTGTTAATATCAAAAGCTCTGGGCACTCTCCATCAAACTTCATGTATTGCATTGCCAAAACTTCACTAAGCTCTGGCGGCTGAAACTCAATCAGGAAGTCTTTGCCCTCAGTGTTCCATTGGTCTGGAACGAGGGGCATAATGGCAAACCTGCTATCAAGAGAACCGTCTGAGGTTCCATGAAAGTTAATGATTTCATGTGCCAGCTTCCCGTCAGATATAGGAAGCTCAGCCATAATCTTGGCAAAACCAACAGTCCTGCCCTTGTACTCAGGGAAAGCCATTACGATTTCTCCGTTACTGGATAATCTCCCGTCCTATAGTAGCTCATGCTGCTGATTCCGTTTCCGAACGCAGGGCGCTCATGGCCCGAGAACGTATACATTCGTTTAAGTTTCTGAAGCTCAAGAAGGTGTGCATCGTAATAGATACCCTTCCTTTTCACGTCTCCGTCTCTATCTCCGAGAAGATATGAGCACGCTAGCTCAATAATGCACCCGTAGCATTCTGGGGGAAGATTGGGGCTGTCAGTATCGTTTTTGAGAACAGGGGGTCTGCGAATACAAGACATAAGAATCTGATCTTTTGCAGACGGCCTTTTGTCGAAACGAATATGGTAGTGCCCCATAAAGTCTCGTAGCTGATAAAGCTTTGATACTGGGTCCATTTGACCAAGGTCAACTAACTGAGTTGTAGAAGCGTCTGTAACCTTCCAAAGGTAGTAGATACCATCATCCTCTAGGATCTTTGAATGGATGCTTCCAGCGCCAAGCTTTACCTCAGCATCTGTTGCATGCCTTGCCCTAAACACCCATTTCTCAATACCTGATCGTTTATAAGAGTTGATGGTAGTGTCTTGACCGTATCCATAGATATAATCAATATCAGGAAGATCTATAACTATACCGGGCTCTCCCCACTTTGTTGATGCTTGCTTTGAGGCACCAGAAGGCGATGAAATATAAAACGGATATCCAACGTCTGGGTCTTCTACACCGCCATCTATCTGACGCATCTCCTCTGAGAATCGACCCCATACGTGGCAGACTTTGTAAGAAAATGTACCGGCTTGACCGTACTTTGTATTTTCAACATAAGTTGAACCGTCGTGATCAAAACCCCACTTATAGTTGCCATTAAATGATCGGTCAGTGACATCTACTTCTGGAGAGTAGTGTGGAGAAGGCTGCTGGTAGAAGTCTCCTCTGGCGTAGTATTGGATCTGTCCTACGCTTTGCCAGCCGTTACTAATCTTTACTCCGCTAAGTTCTCCGCCAACAGCAGATAAAGGAATCTCTCTTGGGTTTGACTCTGGATTTTTTATAATCCTTCGGATCGATTGAATATCTGCATCATATGGATATTCGTAAGTATAAATCTTTGCGTTCATCTGAGTAGATGTACTTACGATTTCTGTAGGAACAGGCTCAGTTACAACAATATGCGGAATGTTTCCAAACTGACCGCCCAAGAATACTTCTGCAATCCTTCTTTGGTACCACTTGCCTTCATAGTTCCACTCAAGGTTTCTAGCAGACAATACTTTGCTAGATACCTCTGCATTACTAAATGTACCCGCCCCTTCGACCCCAATAAATACTTTTGGGTCAGACGGATCTCGCGTAACAGTTAAAGTACGCTCTGGTTCAAGCTGAAGACGTTGCTCACACTTCAATAAAACTTCTGGAATCTCTCCCCAAAGAGTGCGAAGTGATTGATTGATAGTATTATTTATCCTATCTGTACCAGCTTTTCCTCTTTCTGGGTAGCCAGTCTTTACTCGGATAGCTTCTCGAATATCAGCTAAGTTCACAGTAACCTCTATAAAAAAGAATCCCCTAAGAGCATACCACTCTTAAGGGATCTTAGCAGGTCGCTATTATTATCAGATAATAGTAATGTATGCAGTCTTGAGACCAGAACCAGCACTGCCTTCTGGCCAGAACCCAATGATTTGGGCGGCTTCAACAGAGCTACTTGGCGTTGCATCACCGGTAATCTGACCACCAGCAACAGGACGACACAGTTCGCCAGCAGTAGTTGTTCCGTTTGCGTCAGCACTTACTTGGCCTCGACAAACAACCCAACCGAAGTGACCGTTAGGAATCTCAACAACAGCGACACCGGCACAAGAAGCAGCAAGTGTACTTGCTCCAGCAAGAGTAACCTTAAGAGGGTTACCAGTGTCAAAAGCACAAAGCTGACCAGCAGGGATTGCGCTTCCTCGGTTGTTTTGAATCATACGGTAATACTGCATTCCAAAAGTTGGATGCAGGTGCACACGGATTTCACCGGTAACGCCGTAGGCGGTGCTCGATGTATCCGTAGGGGTACTAAGATAAACCATATCAGGTACGGGCATGAGAAGTCTCCGAAAGAAAATGCCCCCCGAAGGGGGCTAATATATGATTAGGCGTCGGTCGAGTTAACAGCAGCAGTTGCAACAGCACCGTTAGCCATTGGGTTGGTAACAGCAAGTTGGATTTCCATGATGATGTAACCAACGTCAGCGTCTACGTTTGAGGTCTCAAGGTGGTCCGTGAACTTGGTTACCCGGAAGTCGTTGTTTGCATTGACCCAGTACTGAATAGTGTTGGGGTTAAGCAAATACACAGGGTTTACCACCGAACGTCCACCAGAACCCACGACTGAATCAGCAGTCATCCAACGGTTTGCATGGTACTGAACACCGTTCACAATGTGAACTGTAGGGTTGGCCTTACCAGAAGTAATGTCATCAACCGTATACATAAGTTGTGGTCCAGAAGTAGCACCAGTAGTACGAACTTCTTCACCCAACAAAACGTGGTCAGCGATTCCAAGAATACCCAGAGAAATACCTTCTTCATCGTCAGCATAGGTATCAGCGGTAATCTTAAGCTCTTCCGCAGCGGGAAGGAAAGTTGTACCTACAGTACCAATCGAAAACTGGTTGAACCAGTTATCAACAAAGTTGGTCGTATCGTTGACGCGAGTTTCGTTAAGATACGTAAGACCCTCAGTAGCTTGTGCTAACGGTTCTTGGAACTGAATCGCTCCATTAGCAAAACCAGAAGCAGTACCACTAATCCGAGCACCGTTCAGGGTAGCAAGTCCAAGCAAGTTGCTAACGTTACCCAAGTAAATCTGACGGGTCACATCATTGCGAAGAGCCTGCATTGCAGCGTTGGATTCGTCTTGAACGAAACGCTTTACTTCTTCCTTGCTGCTCATACGATCACGATCAATGTGCGGAAGAATGACGGGCTTGATGTACTTTGCCCAGTCACCAGTCATTGAACTAAGCGTTTCACGCTTGGCTAATGGAACAGACAAGTTCGTTTCATTAATCTCGACAACATCCGAGTGACCGGACTTGACGCGAACAACGCGAACATTAGTTCCACCGGAACGCTTTACTTGCATCCGGCTTTGCAGAGCCTTCAAAAGAGGATCGCGGTTATAAAAGCTGACAACGGACTTCTTTACGACATCCGGTACCGTGAGTGTTGCGTACTCTAAAAGAGCCATGATTTAGTCTCCAAGTTTGATTTATCTGTCCAAGAGGTGGGCGTGTCGGTCTAAAACTTCTCCCCAATCAAGTTGGTCAACACTTCGGACTGGTGCGCTAGTAGCGATACGTCCATCTGCAATGACTGCTTGTTTGGGTGCATTTTTATTTTGTGCTGAGGTTGTTTCAGATTTCTTAGAAACAGTAACACTTTTTTCTGAAGATAGGGAGTTTTTGTCAACACCTGACCTCCATAATGAATAGTTATATGCATTATTCATTCTATCTAAAACAGTATTACCGTCGTGACGATCGAACAGTCTCTCAAGTTCTTTAGAGAATAACTGTCGAGCATTGTCTGGAACTTGATCATATTCTGGATGAGTAGCAGTAAAAGCCTGCCAAGCAGTATCGATCATATCTGTAGACATTGTTTCGATAAAGTCGTTCTGTTCGTCAATGCGTTCCTGCAAGGGTTTTACATCGTAACCAGAGTTTTCCATAGCCTCAATGAGGTCAGTAAACTCTTGTCGAGCGCTTTTAAATGCTTCTTTCTCAGCATCAAGCAATGACTTTTCTTGTTGAACTAAACCAAGAATAGGTTCAATCTGTGATCGAAGATCTTCTGACAGTGACGATAAATCAATATCATCAATACTATTGTATTCAATAGCCTCTTGTTCAGGAGTTGATTCTTGTTGTTGATTATCAGAATCTTGAGACAGAAGTTCTGGATTTTCTTCTAATGTATTTAATACATTCTCATCACTGATTTCATCTGTTCCCTGAACCTCTAGTTGTTCAGATTCGTTAGATGATTGGTCCGGCTGGGGCAGGCTGTGCTGGGTTTCCTGCGGCTGCTCCGGTTCCTGCTCCGCCAAGTCCTGTGATTGGTACTGTTCCGTTTGCGATTCCATTTACAAACTCCATTAAGTCTGAATCGTTATTTAGATTATAGATTCCGGGTGACAAAAGGTCGGCAACACCTTGAAATACTTCAATAAGTTCTGGAGACATTTCATTTGTTGCTTTATCTAAAAAACCCGCCTCAACTAAAGCAGTCGAGGCACTTTGGATAATGTCGGGTGACAACATATCAAGAGGAACTTCTTCGTTCATGATTGGAGAAGAGGTCATTTCAGGAATCTCTTCTTCCATCATCATTGGGTCTTGTTCAGCCATTGGTTCATCCATAGGTGCAGCAGGAATAGTTTCTGGTCCACCAGTAGCAAGAAGATCACTAAGCTTTTGGCTTTCTTCCATTAGCATTGCTTCTAAATCTTCTAGTGGCATATTTGCAAGTTGATTAGCGTCTACCATTTTATTTCCTTAATCAGCAGATTGCGGTTTAGCTGTTGCTTTTTCAGAGATGTCGATCTTTCCGTCTCGGGCGTACTTTTCGGCCTTATCAGCCTTAGATCTCCACTGCTGATATTTTTGGTCTGACCAACCAGTTCCGTCTTGTATTTCTTTCTTAGTAATGTGATCAGCTAATCCAACATGGCTTCCTTTATTGTAAGCCTCACCCATTTCGTACATTTCTTGTTTACTTGATGCAACGTAGTCTTTGTACCGTTGAGAGTCATGACTCATCCGGCTCCAACCGTTTTCATCTTCTAGTTTCTTAATGTCCTTGTAGCTTTTTACTTCTTTACCAAAAGCAATGCTGTAGTCATCAAGTCCCTCAAAAACTGGACCAACATGAGTAAACTTTTGTACGCCACATTTGCTTGCGATTTTTCCGCAATAAGAACAATCTGTAGTATCTGTATTTGCATTAGAAGATAAGAATAGTTCTTCAAACTTGATGTTACAGCTACTACATTCATACATAAACATTGGCATATTAGTAATCGCTGCCTTCTGATTTTTCTGGCTCAGAATCACCGTACATCTCTTTGCACATTTCCATAAGCTTGTCGGCCAACTTCATATGATGCTTTGAAGCCTTGTACATTTCTGCTGCCATTTGCTTCATTGTTGCATGTGGATCGTCTGGATAATCATCTGAAGAGTGATCATGCTTTTCCTTATCACCGTATGCGTCGAATGAATCTTTAGAAAAGTGATCCATGCCGCTCATTTTTTCAGCCATTGCAGAGTCTTCTGCTAGCTTTTTAGCAAACTCTTCTGGACTCATATCACCCATCATTCCGGCTGGTGCTTCAATAACAAGAATAGAAAGCGCTTCTTTGTCTCCAGAGTGAGCCTTCTTTGCCAATGTACCAAAATCCATTTTATACCTCTTAGTTTTCTGGAATACCCATCATTGGGTTTGCTCCCATAGCAGCAATATCTTCTATAGCGGATGCTGGGTCAACCTCTTCAGCCTGACCCATTGATTCTAACGGTGAGTCTTTCTTTACTAATGACGGCCTAAATCCAAACGCATCTACAATCTCTCTAGCAAGTTCGCTTTGATCAATCGCATCAGACATTGGGCCAGCAGAAGAAAGGAATGCAATAAGATCAACAAGGTGTCCTCTACGCGCAATCTTGTCTTCCATAAGTGGGCTAAACGGCAGAAGCCTAAACTTTGGAGACTTGTTTAAAATCTCATTTTCAAACACAGAAGTTTCCACATCGTTTTGAACCAACTTGGAAATCTTATCCATATTTATACCGGACACTTCTTTGTGAACGATTGCCCATTTTAAAGAATCCAAAGCTTTTCTAAACATAGTTGTAACTACACGAACAACTTTTCTAGAACGTATTGCAAGCCGTCCTTCAATCGCGGAGCGAATCATGTTTGCTTCTGCGGCTGTCCGAATGTTTCTAACCTGACCCTGCTGATAATCAGCCATCCCCGGAAGCCACCTAATAGAATCTACAGATTGACCAAGGTGCTGATTAAAATCAAAGGTTGTAGGCATTTCAGGGCTTACAAAAATATGCTGATCAATCGTTCCATCAGGAGGCCCCTGAACAAGGGTTGGCTCCCATGTTCGAGCATTCTTAAATCGTTCAAACTCGTCGTCAGACCTAAAAAGTTTAGAGTCAATCATCATTCGTCGTGGAAGACGTGCGACCACTTCTCTACGCGCGCTAACTAGTTCATTGATATCTCGCTGAATAGGAGCAACCAAAGTAACGTCTGAAATGCCCCGAATACGACCAATGCCGGGATGAAATACAAGAACTTCGTATGGTCTCCCATATGGGATCTCCGACTCCATAAGCACTTGTTTTGTATCTGGGTGCATGTGGTAAAGCTTGTTGTGCTTAAAGTCCCAAAACTCTACCAGTGATACGTATTCTTTTAGCCCAGCTTCTCGAAGCTTAATCTCAGCCTCATCCTTCATTTGATTGTAAACAAGGCTTCTTGGATATGTATCGCCCTTGATAGTCTTCTTTGGCCGTGAGTAAACTCCAGAATCGATTCTAGATTTCAAGTCTTCTACGTGAATAACGAATCGCTCGAAACACCACATTGCATCTTCAATGCGTTTTGCGTTTGGATCAAAATGAACTTCCCAAGGAAGCTTTGTTCTCCATATTGGACGACCAAGGTCAGAAGACCACATCACTTTAATGACGCTCATATCAAATATGAGAGCATGCAAGATTAGTTCTCGCAGACTTTCATCCAACGAGTCTTCTTCAGCGAAAAAGTTTAGTGCAGACGCAACACGCTTTCCAGCATAAGTGGGGTCTTGACTTCTGTTTGGTACTTTGTACGACTCTTCCCTTTGGTCAATCGCCTCAACTTGAGGCAAGTCCATCGCAAGAGACGACGCAATCGTGTCAATAATCGGGAATACTTCATTTTGGATTGCCGTGTAGTGTCGGGCTGAGTCTTGTGCAGTTCCTACAGAATATCCGTCACCCATCCAAAACTCACCACGATAGTAAGCAAGATTTCGGATTAGTTCTTCGGCGCGGTTTTTTTGAAAGTTTTCTTCTGTCTGAGCAATAAGAGTAGCCAAACGAACTACTTCTTTTTCCTCTTTAGATGTTTGCTCTAACTCTGAATACGCATTCATCGGTGATTACCCCAAGGACTGTTTGCGCCTAATGTAGATGCTTTGTCTATTCTCTTCATCAGCCTTTTCCAGTTTTTATCAGCGATGGCTTTATCTGATAGCTTTCTATTTTCCCACTTAGCGCCTATTTCTATTCGCCAAGCCCACGCTGCACCAGCCATAGCGGCTGCTAAATCATAGTGACCGCCAGAACTATCTCTAGCAAGCTTGTCCCATTGTCCACGATAGTTAATGAGTTGTCTAATACATCTTGTCGAATGCAAGACCAAAGAAGAGTCATCAATGATTTCTTGTAGAAAGCTAATCGCCTGAGCCTTACTTTTTGCTGTTGAGTACCAGCCCGGTATTCGAGTACTGCTTCCCTTATAGTTCATGCTGGCTTTTCTGTGATAGATGTTGCGACATCCAGAAGCCAGAAGGTGAGAAAGAACAGCCTCTCCAACACCGTTTGCCTCAATATAGATTCGAGCATCGTTATATTTTTTAGACCACTTTATTAAGTTGTCCGACATTTTAAATGCTTCATTGTGACCCAAGTATTCCGCAACTTGTTCACAGTTATCGATATCTATAATCTGAACACCAAACATGTCTCTTTGTGACCAAGATCCTGCTGGGTCGCAAAATATTAGGTACCTGTTTTTTTCCTTTGGTGCAGAGTACTCAACGTATGGTTCTGACTCTGCATTTAATCCTGTGCCTTTGTCAATCAGGTTGAGCATATCCATAAGCTTCATTGTGTTAAATATGGATTCGCCAGCCAAAACCCAGCAGTCAAGTTCGTTTACTGGATACTCTGCTCTAAACTTTTCTATGTTGTTTCTGCATTTTTGAAGACCTTCTGTTTGCATCCAAAAAGCTTGTGCGGCTGTAATGTTGTTTTGATCTGCATAGTCTCTAATCAAAGCATCTGGTTTCCATCCGGGTGGAGGCTCAACTGAGTACTCTTGAACAAAAGTCCATGGAACAAATACTTTCATCCATTTACTATGCGGATTTTCTGAGTCCATGCATAGCTCGTGAAGCTGATCTCCATGGTACCTTGGCGTTGATTCTGCAATAACAAATCCACCATTACTTGGAACAGCGTTTAATGCGGAAGTCCATGCTTCTGGTCCAGCAACCTCTGACCAAGCAGAGATCTCTGTTGCCATTAATACTTGAACAGTTTCTCCACGAAGAGGTTCTTCATCTTTTACAGAAGCGACCACCATTTTGCTGTCTAATTTTGGAAACTCAAGAGTTCTTTTTAAGCCTGTAGTTTTCTTTGGCTTTAGTGCATCTGGCATATTTCGATGAAACCGAACAGCCATCTCAGACAAGTTTTGAGCCATCTGTTTTTTGTGTGCCAACAAACCAACCCGGCAACCTTTTCTAAACATTGCGTGTTGCGTTGCTATACAAGTAAAGAACGTACTGCTTCCTTCCTGTCGAGGCTTTACATGAACAAGCCACTTGTTTTCTTGGTAGCATTGACGAACAGCGGCAGACAATATTCTTTGATGGTCCCAAAGTTTAAATGGAACTAAGGCACCACTTTTGGCTCTGATTTTATTTAAGTGGCAGTATTTTTCAGGATCCCAGAATCCTTCTTGGTTTGGTAAAATCAAACCACTCATTTAATGCCACCACTAAAAACATTAAACGGACCATTAGACGTAATCGTTTCAGATACATCTGCTTGTTGCGTGGCTGGGTTTTTCTTTTGCGAGTATCGGCTTTTATCAGAAAGAGTCTGTCGGGACACTGTTACAATAGACATGATGGCATCAACGTCTTTCTTTTCTAAAAGACCTGTTCGATAGTTTTTAAGGACATCTTCGCAAACATGAATAATCCCTTGATATGACTGAAGAGAAAATCGTGGGTCTGCTACAGGCTTTGAATCATCTGACATGTTTGATATCCTTTCGATGAGTTATTAGCGATTGTAACCCTGTGTTACCGGCTATATAACTATTTTAACAAATAGACATATTTTTATTTGTTCAACTCAAACGAGGTACCCATGCCCCCTGCAAAAAAAGCACCCGCTAAAAAACCAAAGACTAAGACTGTTGTTGTAAAAGATGAACCCGTAAAAGATATCGGCGCTTCTAATACTCCTGTACGTCGTCCCGGTCGCCCACCAAAGGCTGCTGCTCCGATTGTAAAAACGTATTCTATGACTGTTGTTACACCCAGTGATCGAATCGAACTTTCGTATGAAAGTTATACCGAATATCAGGCAGCTTATCAGCAGATTGCATTTAAGTGCGGGTCTGGTCGTTTTGCTATGGTTCAATGTAATGGGAAAGAGTATACTTTCTGCAATGTTGAATACATTGTGAGAGATATCTAATGCCACAAGAACTTCTTGGTCCCGGTGGAACTGGGATGCGCGCAAGCGGAATGGACTACTCAAAGCCTAGATCAGATATATCGAAGGCTAGTAAGTCTGCTAAAAAGCAAAAAACCAAGAAGAATATTCTTACTGGCGTAGCCATTGGCCTTTCAGCATTAGCTACAGCAGCTACAGCAGGCGCGGCAAGCCCGCTGCTTGCTGCCGCTATTGGTTCTGCTGGTGCTGTTGGGTCAGGGCTTGCGAATAGGGCCGCTGGTAAGGCTGCTCAAAAAGAAGCAACCGCACGGTCTTCTTTAACTATGCCACCTAACCCCACAGCCCAGAGGGACTACTGAGGAGCGTTTACGCTCCGAAGTAACTAAATGTTAATATGTCTAAATGTGGGAAAAACTTTGCTAAGAAGGTGGCGTCAAGGGTTAAGTCTGCTGGCGTAAAGGGCGTAAATCAGCCCAAGCGAACACCAAACCATCCTAAGAAGAGCCATATTGTTGTGGCTAAAAAAGGGTGTCAGTTAAAAACTATTCGTTTTGGTCAGCAGGGAGCAAAGACTGCTGGTAAACCAAAGTCTGGTGAATCGTCTAGAATGAAGGCGAAGCGTAAATCTTTTAAGGCTCGTCATCGCAAAAACATTTCTAAGGGCTTGATGAGCGCAGCTTACTGGGCAAACAAGGTGAAATGGTAATGTCTAAAAGTAGAGTAAACGAAGCAGGCAACTATACAAAGCCCGGTATGCGTAAACGTATATTTCAGAGAATCAAGGCTTCTGGTAAAGGTGGCAGGCCCGGTAAGTGGTCAGCCCGCAAAGCTCAAATGCTTGCAAAGCAATACAAAGCAAAGGGTGGAGGATATAAATGAACCTCAAGAAAACACAAGAAAGCTTAGTGAACTGGGGCAAAAAAAACTACCGCACTCGATCTGGTAAGCCTAGCACTCAAGGTAAAGATGCTACTGGAGAACCATATTTACCAGACAAGATGCACGCATCGGTTAGTCCCTCTAAGTATGCAGCAGCCACAAAAAAGAAACGAAAGAGTTTAGCTAAGGGCGAAGCATCTGCTCGTCATGGATTACTCAAGGGTGAATCATCATGAAATACAGTAAAGACAAAAAGAAGATGGCAAAGGGCCTTGCAGACAAAGCGCGATTAAAACCTAAGAAGAAAAGCTACTAAGCTTTCTACATTTTTGATCGTAATCGCATTTCTCCTTCAACGATGGATTTCATCTTTTCAAGATCATTTGCATCGGTTGTCTTTATGCTGTCTTGAAGAGACTTAAGCAAGTCAACTCCCATTTGCCGTGGCTTATCGAATGCCTGAACTGCCTCAGTTGCCGCTGGCTGAATGACTTGTCGTGGTTTATCTAATGCTTCAAGTGCCTTAAGCTCTTTTGGAAAGTCTTCTAACACTTTCATACTGTCAACATCCTTTACAGACTCAGCAGCAGGGCCCATAGCAAGTTCTTTAACTTCAGGAGGCAGGGCATCTAAGCCAGCTTGGCCCTTCTTCAAAGCCTCTTGAAGTTTTTTGTATGCTTCTTCTGGTGTCATTTTTGGTTTGTCCATTGCGCTTCCTTATGCGTAAGCAGAAAAATCTGCATCAGGTAGTTCTTTCTCTGCGTGCTGCTTAGCTAGTTTTTTAATCTTAGGCGACAGTGCATCCATAGCCTCTTGGCCTTTCTTCATTGCCGATTGAACCATTTCAAAAGCTTGAGCAGGTGTCATTGTATCAAACTGCATATCTTCAGTAGTGATGGCGATAGCGTCAGTAGTTCCCGGCATTTTTATTCTCTCCGCTTAGTTCTAATAAAAGCATATCAGCAAAATCATTACCAGAGCCACTAGCCTCACTAAGAAGTTTAGCAACACGACTTTGCTCTTCAATACATGCATCGTACAGTAGCTTAATATTGTTTACGAGTACAGCAGGTACTTCCATACAAAATACCCGGCCAGCATGTACCCAGCGCTCATCAAAACTTTCTCGATACTCAATGTGCCTTGAGCGAGGATTCCACCTAAAAAAGAACCCGTCGATCTCAACTTCTGCTGTGCAGTAAAACTTGCACCCGTTGCAAAAGCGCTCTTCAAACAAACTGAGCAAACGCAATACTTCTTTTGCGCCCTCTTCATATTCCATCTGTCCTCCTAGTACTCTATTACTTGGTACTACTAAAGACAGTACTAATCTATTCTTCTCTAAGTAGAGAGTACTCATAAGTACTATACTTAGTTACTCTGAGTACCGAGCCCGACCACCACCCCTATGGTAATAAGGGGATCTAAATCAGGCAACATAAAAAGTTTGGCATTAGATTGGTCTGCTTAAAAAGGTTCTGAAATGGGATATTTTTTGAGAGGTATATATTTCATATAGTATTGCATAGCGCGGGGGGGGACGCGCCCCACCGGGGGCATATACGCGCACATGTCCGCGCACACCTGCACGCGAGCACGCGCATAATGCACTTAGGCGTATTGCAATGGCACACGATTGCTTCCCGCTACCATTGCAGAGATTATGGCTCTATTACGAGTAATAGCTCTTATTTCGCTCTGAATGGACGTTAACCCCATTCCACCCCCTATCCCTCGGGATAGACTCCAGAAAGCATTCTAAAGCACTCTATCGGCTTTTAATCGTAGATTAAGTTGCTTCTGTCAAAATCGATGCTGTTGCGTGCATGACGGCCACATGATGCTCGCTATGACGGCTACGCTCGGCTGCATGATGCGAGGCTCTGAGCTTGATTTTTCAAAACCGTGCCCTAAAGGGCAAAAAATATTTTCTTGACGGATTGTGGCTCTATCGGGTTACATGGCCTCTGCCGGTCGGGATTTTCCGAGTCGGCGCAACAACGGTCCCAAAGCGGACATACACTGGAGGCCCAAGTGGCTACACAAACACAAGAAGCGAAGCTCACCCCGAAAACCATTCACTGCGTCAAGACCGGCTGGCCACTGATTACCCTTGTGGGTAATATCGCGACCATGATTGCACAGCTAAACAAACTTATCGAAGATAAGATTGTTATTGCCGGAGTTAGTGCCGGTCGGCTGTTCCTGTCACCCGACTACGTAGCCCAGCATTGCAATGCAAATGGCTTGGCGAAGCCAAAGCAACTGTTCTGGGGTACCTACGGTAAAGCTGGATGGCGGCAAGGTCCGGGCCAAAGCGTGGGGATACACAATGAAGCTGTGCTTGAGGAAGCTGGCTATCATGCTGATCCAGCTACGCTGACCAAGGGCAAGACCTCTACGAGGTCATATGGATTGCACTTTGCGAAGCCTGAGCCCAAGGCAAAGCCTGCACCAGTACAGCCAAAGGCGCCCATGTTTGGGCTTCCATCGCCGAAGGCGGTATCCAAGGCAGTTGACCCACTCCCAAAGGGACCGGGTGCTGTATCTTCGCCATTGCAAGGGCAGTCGCTTAGCCTTCAGCCTACGGCTGAGGAGCTTAACTATGGCCGAGGTGCCTTCGGCAAGTTCCGTGGCCGTGCCACTATGCTTGGCTACAATCTGGATGCTATCCAGAAGGCTTGGCATGATGCTAAGGCAGCGCCCAAGAAAGCGAAGCTTAGCGATAACCCGATTGAGCATGTGACCATTGCAAAGCAAGCTCCAAAGCCTGCACCTATTGCAAAGCCTGCACCTGTAGCGAAGGCTGAGCCAAAGGCTACGGTCATCAAGGTGCCTGCATCCGCATTGCAAGCCTTGCTTGCATCGGTCGCTAACGTCGAGATTACAGGTTTCGACGCTGAAAGCAATACCTTCACCGTTACAGCGTAATGCTGGAGTTTATTGCACTCGCTATAAACGCGTTCTTCATTACCGTCATAGTTTTTATGGCGGTAATGACCATTCTACTCGACTTGAGGTAACAATGACACCATTACAAGCACATGCAATGCACCTTCAGACGCTATTTGCAATGGCAAAGCTCGGACTCATAAACAAAGAACAAGCCATGGAAATGGCTCGGTATTCACAAGAACTTGCAGACAAGGCGATTGCAAAGCAATCCAAGGAAGGCACTCAATGCAAATGACACTATTACCATACGTCAAATGCTCTCAACTGGGACATATATCAGGGTGCAATAGCACCCTTGACCGTGCAATATCTGCCTACGTATCCAAGTACGCTGGCGGTATAGCTCACGAGATTATGGTCTCGAATGACCAGAGGTCATTGAGGGAAATAGAGGCTGACAATATAGACAACGAGACCTATCGAAGTGTGGTCGATAACCTTACCGAAGGTAACTACAAGGTGAGTTGCCATAGCGTATATACGCACCTCTACGACAACACGTATTGCGTTGCGTTCATGATTACGGTTGGCTCGGAACGCTCATCAGTTGATTACGACAGGTTCAATATAGCTGTGTTTATACCCACGGATATAAAGTACTCGTCTGGGTATATGTCTTGGGCTGCATCTCATGTGGACTACGATACTGCACGAGCGACTTGGGCAATAGACAGGTGCATTGATGGTGCATACAAATACGACTTTTATCAGGTTCCATTATGCACAAAGGCTACGATATTGCCTGACATAAGCGAGCATATTGTGTCTGCGTTGAATGCATCAAAGCGCATGAGAGAAGACAGCCCGGCTTCGCCGGTAGCATGAATGCAAAGCACGGTCACGGGGCATGTACCCGTGGCCTCACTGTGCAATCAAGCACTTAACAAGTCCGCTATGCGGAGGATAAAACAACATGGATATTCTATCAATACTAAACCAGTCGCTTAATGCAGCCACGGATGAGGAAGCAGAGGAGCGCATAAGCAAGCTTGTCGTAACTGACCATAACCTGTCGCCCGATATTGCAGCAGGGGGTCTCATTATTCGTAGGCGTTCAATGCTTACAGACATAGAGCGGGAACGGTTTATCCCTAACCTGACTGTTGATATGCTTCGGCGATGGATGCAAGGCGAGTTGGCTCAACGTGCAATGCAAGGCGTATCCGCTGAGGACCGCGAGTATGTAATGACCGGCATCATTAATAGTGAGTTTCACTCAATGGAGGATTGCATATAATGGGACGCAAGCTCAGTAAAGTTACCGCATTGAAGTGCCCATATTGCGAGGTAGTAATACCCAAGTGGACCATACACGGAGGCAGACCGGCACCTGCATTCGTTATGCTGCATAAACATGTATGCGAAAAGCATGAGGATGAAACCGGTATAAAAGCATACCAGTGGGACCAAGCAATAACCGATGCCGAAGAATCGATGAACCGAGGAACATACATTGACCCGGCAAGGGTTCCACACAACCCGTGGGATATTGCAATGGATGTAATGGATAGGCGCTCAAAGATTCTCGATAGCATTGAGCTAACCCGGCTTGCATTACCTCGACTGTCTGAGGCAATGAACCCTGTAGGAGGTGAGTGATGGAAAACAATGAAGCCAACCGATGGAAGTTAGCCGAAGCAGTCTGGGATTCTATGAGTATCACGGACTTGCAGGAATACTTTATAGGCCAAACACTTGAACGGTACAAAACAGACCCCGACGCATTTGAAGAAGATTGTGCGGTCATGGGGTTCGACAATGAACGATAAACAAACAGTACATTACTGATACAAAAAAAGCCCCACGGGATTGCTCCCATGGGGCTTTTCTTTTGTCTGCTTTACTCGCGTATATGTATCATTCGAGTATACCTATACCGCAAGTGTCTGCTATCTGCCTGAGCTTAGCGTAGCTCACACTGGCGAGCATTACACTGGCGAGCATTGAGCCTTCGCCGTTATCGCCTTCGCTGTCCTCGGACAGTAGGCCACGCTCCTTTAATGCCTCGGCAAGCGTAGTGTCACAGCGCAGCCTCACGCACTCCTTAAGTGTGAGCACCCTGTCTGCAAGCGAGTTGGGCCCATGTCTGGAAGGATACTTACCCCAGCATTTGTCAGCCAGTTTATCCCAATGCTCAATGGATATATTCTGCAAGTACTTATTATCGTTAAACAAATACCCGGCGCATGCTGCTTTGAGATATCGCCATTGCAATACTGTATGTATTACATATTTGTACATCGGGTCTTCATACAATATCTCTTGAAACTTTTTTCTATGAACTAAAAATGTATCAACACATTCCATTATCTGTCCTGCTATTTGGACGGGGGATGGCCGTAAAAACGAACCATCCCCCGAGTGTTTTAAAGTAAGTCGCTAATGGATATAAAAAATCCAATGCAAAACAATATGATGAACGCAGTAGTATGGTCCATCTTTAGTTGAGATACCCAAGGGTACCAGCGATTGAGTTTGCATTACGTGCAAGTACAGGAACAAGAGCACCAGCCTCACGCTCCAATACATCACGAGCACAGTCATCAACAAGGTTCTGGTGAGCCATACGTGTGATTGCATTGATGACATCTTGGACGCTGTCACCGCCACCCTGATCTGCATATGAATCAAACATCATTTGCACAGCAGCATCGCGACCAATACCAGAAGCAACCTTACCCTCTGCAACAAGCTTCTTGATTAGAATATGAGAACCATTGGCACCGTCGAATCCATAGTCATCCATATCCTTGCTGGATACTTGAGATAGAGACGCAGTCTGTCCAAGAATGCCCCAGTCCTGAGCGAAACGCTCCATTGCAGGACGTGCATCTTGCATACCCTTTTGGATTGCTTCCATCTTCTGTTGCATGTTGCCCTTGTGGATGGCTCGCATAATCTCCTTGGTTTTGGAGTGCAGGATAATCATGTTCAAACACTCGTTCCAAAATGCAATAGCATTACCATTGATGGAGCCACCCCCACGGTCATTGGCCTTGAACCTGAAACCAATCTCATACAAATCACCTGCACTAAAGTCCACCAAGTCATCTGGTGCATGCATTGTCAGGTCCATTGTAAAGTTTGTAGTCTCAGAGTTGTATTGAATATCCGCCTTGTATGGCATGTCATCAACAGCAAGCTGAATCATATTTGCAACTTTATCTGCATCATATTCTTGGTAGCCGGTGCCGACTACACCGAAGATGCTTCGATGGCTACCGTTCTTACGAGTGCGAAACCGCATCACTTTATCAGTACTGCAATGCCGCTTCATATGCTCATTGAAAACATAAGCTCTTACGTCAGGGTCAAGCGACTTCATTGTATGGAACCCGCGAGGAAACAATGAACCAGCAGATACCATATCTACACCAGCGCCAAAGCGTGTAGCTGCAAGTAGTTGCCTTAGTGCATTCTCTTCAATACCCAACTCACCATATTCTCCGAGACCCTGAATGATTCCATCGTCTCGCATTCTTAGATTGTGAAGTGGAACGTCAACACTTTGTCGGTCCTCGCTTTGAATCAACCCAATGAACTGAGATGCAGCAGTATATGCATCAGGCTTTTCATCCCACACTGTGCGAGCAGCTTTTAGGTTGTCATACCCAACATCAACAACAGCAGTACCTCTTTTGTATCCTGCTTTTGTAATAGAAATATTCTTAGTTGGTCGTGACAAGCCAAGTTCTGCAAGCCATGTGTCATGCTTTTCTTGACGCTCGACAGCTACTTTGCTTACCTCGCCTGTATTCACAGTACGATTCTGGCTGTAGTTGCTAACCCCATTTGCACCTGAGCCCCATCCACCTTGGAATATAGGAGTATCCTCACGAACTTGAGGGTCTTCAGACATTGCAATCTCAAGACGTGAGGTAGTTGCATTGGCTACGTTCTCTTCTGTATTGTCGTCGTCATTAGATTGCGTCATGCCGAAGATAGGCTGCATTGGTGAGACTGGGTTCATGTCCTCGGACATTGCATCCATCTCATCATTTGTTTTCTCATACATGCCATCAACATCTGCCTGCTCATCATCATTGCAAACGTCCTGCATGAACTGTTCATATCCGCTTACCTCTTCTGGACTTTCAACAGGCTCCAAAGACTCCTGCTGTTCGCGCTCCATTACACGATTGTTGTAGTTCTTTCCTACCCACTTGCCTGCCTTGTAGTCCATAAAGAATGCACGCTGTGCATCTGTCATGGCTTGCTCCCGGTCGTGAGACCGGTAAACCTTTTCTGTTCCATCTGGTTGTGTATATACGAACTCGTACATGTTTCTTCCTTGTATTACTTTGCCGGACTTCGCCAGCAGGGTTTTGATTTTGAAGGGTGGGGATGCTACACCTCCCTTCACTACGTTCAGGGAGTGTAGCACCCCCTTTTTGGTTGGCGGACTACTCCTCTACTGAAGTCACGTACCTTGCTGTAATGACACTTTTCATTTCCCAAAGCGGTAGCTCTACGAATGAACCGTCAGGTCTAATACGCCTGCCCGTATCCTCGAAGAAACCACACTCAGATAATGCATCAAGTATTACAGGAGAGAGGTTGTACCAGTTTACGAAGAACTGGTCTGTATCTATATCAATGCTCGGTATATTCTTGGACACCACAGCATACGGCATTCCGTCTTTTGTGTGCATCATCACTGCAAGATGGCCATTCATATAGCTGCCGACAGACAGCGAATACTTATTGTCTTCTACTTCTACAAAACCAATCGGCTTTGGAGGCATCAATGCATTACTCATTGATCAACTCCAGTGCCTTCTCGACTCTACTTAATGCACCATTCAATGCGTTCTTAATCTTGTAGTTCTTGAAGCTATCATAGATTTTGGCATCACAAGTTGGGCATTGTTTGTAACGAATCTTGATTGATGTAATCGTGTCAATGAGCATATCTCTTTGGACTAATAGTGATTGTTCATCAAGCATTGCAATCCTCACTGGCAAAAGGAATGCCATCATCATCGCAACGATTAAGAAGCCTGTGTTCAAGCTCATGGTTGCAAAGCTCTTTAAGATACAACAGGCTTTTAGTTGTGAGAAGTTGAATGTCTTGCACTGATACTTGTGCAGTGCCGGGAGCACGGATGCCATCTGTTATGATTATTTGATACGAATACCCGTTTATGTTTATCGATACCTCTGGTTGATCTTCAATCAGAACATCTGTTTTTATTTCTACTATTTCTTCGTACATTTTTTCCTCCTTTAAAGGACATTTAGTTAGTGCGACGTTTAGCCATGCTGGATTATAGAGTTTACCAACGTCGCCAAGGTTGACTCTTTGTATATGAAAGAATGCTTGGAGCGGGAATCGAACCCGCAAGGCTGATTAGCCGGGAGATTTTAAGTCTCCTGTGTATACCTATTCCACCATCCAAGCTGAATGCGGACAGATTATGTCCACTCCAACCACCAGAATGGTGGAGTGCTTTTATCCCACGTTGCAAAGTGTCTTTTTTCTATGCTGTAAAAGTCTCGGTATGACTGAACTACATCATCACTTTTGTATTCATCAGGCATACAAAGAGGGTGTGGAGTCTTTCTAAGGTCAGTTATTAATCCCGACCCATCGAGTACTTTCAGGCACTCATTCATAACAGATCTGCACTTGTGGTTCTTCTTAAAGCGTAAGGTGTACTCGTCGCAAAGCATGTTGCCGTGGTCATAAAGCCATAGCCAGTTGCCAAGAGTTTCTCTTGCCCAGACATTGCAAGGATGATTCTTATGCGTTGATTTGTACGGGGCTTGGCCGCCGCTTTCATTGATTGCAGTGCATAACATTTGTGCTGACTCAAGAGCCATCTTTACGACATGCTGGTCACAAAGCATTCGCGCTGCTTTTCTTGGGTGTTTATGTACGACAAATATGTTCATCGGTAATCCTTTCCATTGCTTAGAATGGCTGAATATTGTGTTGAAAGATGCCGAGTTTTGAGTCTCTGGATGACCCGGCGAACCAGCCAGAACCGGTCTTAACTGACGGTCAAGGACGAGTCAAGCTCAGCCCTTGCCCCCTACTACGTAGGGGAAATCTTCCTCTTCGCGTGCAAGCTCACGCTCACGTCTACGCCTATGTGCAGGGGTTTCGATCGAGTGCTTTCGCATAAGTTTGTATACATAAGCCTTATGCATTTTAATAGATTCGCTAACCTCACTTACAGACATTCCATCTGCAATCATCGACTCAATCACTTTTAATGTTCCGTGATCCCACCTATTCCATCTTGTCTTACGTTCTGGATTTGCAGATATCTTATGTTCAATCCTGTACCTTTGAACATAAGATGCCCCTGAATGGGCGGGCCATCCAAGAGATACAGCAATAGATCTATCGCTATCAACTCCGATCCTATCTTTTACAGAATCAAGCGCTGCGCGCCTTTCTTTGACTTGTAATGACCGGAAACTCTCTTTATTAATAGATCTTCTAAACGATCCTATTACAGCAACGCTAACATTCATTTGATTTGCAAGAGCATTATCAGAAACCTTACCCAAGTTCTCAATCAAGTATTCTTTGTCTTCATCTGAAAGCCTATTGATTACTACATTTGGTATCTTTTCAATGCCAAGCTGTTCCCGTATTTGTCTTATGCGCTCTCTTGAAAGACCATACATTTCAGCAACTACAATGTTTGTTTTTGTTTTAAGCTGATCTGTTATTCCTGGGTATCGTTCTTCTGGGTGAACCACAGGACGACCCCTGTGCCTACCCTTCAAGTAATCTTTAGGTGCTTTAAAGACTGGTATACCAATAGCGTTTCTTTTTTTAGAAACAGTAGCCTTAGAAATACCAAGCTCTTTAGCCAGCACTGTGTCTGATTTAGAACCAAGCTTGACTAACATTTCTTCTGTCCATTTTATGGTCATCATTGCCTCTTCATTCTTCTGCAAACGGGTCGCTATCTAAGAGATTGCGAAGAACAATCCCGCCTGCTGTTTCGTATTGAGTGCCATTGTCCCATGCACTTTCTATCATTCTAATGTACTGCGATCTAAATATCTTGTCAATGCTTCCGACAAGCTCCCACCTACAAGTGTACCCTTGGTTCCACCATTGTGGACACAGCCTTGCAAGCAAAGACACGGCCTGTTGATATATCGATAAAGCAGCTTCTCTCGATACAAATGGGATTCTCATCTCGATTAAAGCAGCAAGCTCTATCAACTGTGCAGCCTTGTCTGAGTCTAATGCAAGAACCAAAGCAACGAGTGTTGCATGACGAATACTTGCATGCCTTGGGTAAAGCAGATCATGCGCTGTCCACTCTTGAGATATTCCCTTTGCAAAGTCTGTGGGATTGCACTCATACCCGATAGCTGCTGCATCAAGTATTCTTTGACTCACCAATGCATTGACTATCTTTCGGTATCTGTAGTGGGATCTCTCAGTGACACTCGCTTCATTGCTTGGGGTAAGCCTGTCTATAACCATCCTTGCACAAGCATCTGCCCAAGCATTGAGGTCTTCCCTGTCCAGACCCATTGTATCTGGGACAATGGATGGCAAACAAGTTCCTTCGTATCTCCAAAGCTTTCCGTTCCTGCCTAAGAATATTTGCTTTCTACCGGGACACAATCCAAGAACGTGGTTTGTAATCCCTATTTGAATCAGTCCTGCATTTAGTATCGTCCACTTAGTCTTCTTTCCTTTCTTATTGTGGTACCAACCTATTGGTATACCCAGCTTGTTTAGATCTATACGTCCTTCGTAATAGGACTTGTTCGGATAAACGTCCGTCTTTCTTTTGTATATTCGTTTGCTTGCCATTGCATCATTATGAAAGCCCCAACCTATACAGTCGGTAGGAAATGGTCATGCTGCAGACCACTATGACTGTATAGGAAGGGGAGGTTTAGAGGCTACGCCTCAAGATGCATTGAATAAAGGGCCAAGCAGGCAGCGTCAGCGAGCCCGTCGTGAGGTTTGCGTTTCTTTCCGGGGGTAAGGTCCAGTTCAGGTACGCGGTTCATTACAGCGTAAACTGAGCGGTTTTTACCTTCACCCGGTACGTCCTTTAATACATGTGAAGCCCAAGTCTTTGGTCTCACCTCTACAAAAGGAACGCTACTCGAAGACAACAATGCAACCCATAGTCCGTATCCATATCCTGTACTGAACGTAGAAGTTACACCCTGTCCGGGTCTTGCGGACTGCTTTTCTATAGCTGCCAGCTTTATATTGTGTGTACCACTGAGACACTTGATTGCATACGCCATCCGTGAAACGGTGTACTCACGTTTAGAACCTTTACCAATGTTCATAGTAAAGTCACGGCCAGTCATAAAGCTTGCGATAACACGCCCACTTGAACTTATTACAACAAGGGCTCCATCCTTACCGGGATCTATTCCCAAGTAAACATCTTGCTTTTCATTACAACTGGCCGCACTCATCAACTTAATCCAAAGTCTGCACCAACCTCTGGGGATCGGTACCAGTACAATGATTCTTTGCCATCGCTAAATAGAGCACCCATCATTTTACCTACCGGATTGATGGATACTACCATTACACCCTCATCTAAAATCCTACTTACACTGCTGCCCATAGCTTCAGGTGTATGAGGAATAACAAAGATTGGTCCAACAGTATCTGATAGTTCACCCATATTAGAATGGAATCTCATCGTTGCTTGCATGTCCTGAACCATTCGAGGAGTTAGATTGATTCGGAGGATAGTTTGACGGCGACGAGCCACCCACTTCTTGCGATGATTGATTGCTTTGCGAAGCGCCCTCCTCCCCAACTCTCCCGACCGAAGAAGCACTGACACTTGTGAACCAAACTTTTTGTCCGTTCTTTTCATAAGATGAATGCTTAATAGATCCTTCAACTGCGACAAGTTCACCTTCCTTTAGTGTAGAGGCAATCTCACCATTGCGACCAAAAGCCTCAACGCTATGTGTAGAGTCGAACCTACGACCGTCTTGAATGATTCGCCAAGTTCCAATGCGAAACGCAACTGCTGCTCCTCGCTGCTGTGGCTGACTCTTTACTTTACCAACTAACATTACTTTATTGATCATTTTATTCTCCTGCTATCACCTTGATCTTGGTGCTTTTTGTGAGCCATTTAGACTCGGATACCTCTTCACTACAAAGAGGAAAACATGTTTTGTAATAAGAACAGTAGTCGCAAGGAAACGCCAACTGGCCCTTCCTGTTTGAACTGTGTGGCCTCTGAATATCTTCAGGGGATCTGCTATTTATTACAGAACGAAACTTGTCTTTAGTTTGCAATACGTGTTCATGGTCGTATGGAATCCACTGACCCTTCAATGCTGGTACTGGCTGCCAAGTACCGTCGTCAAGAATCTCCGCATCCCTCGCTCCAGCGCTTTTATTGTATGCAACAAGGTACGCCCACTTCAAGCCCTTACAGTGCATATATGACTGAACCTGAGAGTAGTAAGAGTCGTCTGAACTAAGTCCACTGTTTACAAACTTCCTGTATCCATAGTCAGACATTGACTTTACTTCGAGAATGCATTCATACATTGTTGCATTGTCGGGAGAGAACACCATCATTGTTCCATCAGGATGACCGGGAATACGAGCAACCCGACCACTTCCAGCCTGTCCACAATCAACTTCCATGTAAACAGTTTCTTGGTCTTTTCCTGCAAAAGTCAAAGCACCAGACAACTGTATAGATGGATTATCGAAACACTCGGCAAGAGCAGATACAAGTATTGCTTCAGTGATATCTCCAATAGTAAAAGCAATCTTAGATGCAGCACCAATCTGCATTCCGTTTGGTACTTCATGATGGTACTGGTATGCAAGCTGCTTAATGCAAGCACCGCTCTGAGACAGACGTAGCCCACCTGTTGCTGAACGCTCTTCGCTTAGCTGTCGAAGGATAGATTCACCAAGACTTTTAGCACAATGAATGTCGCTATGAAGCCTTCCAGTGTTCCCAAGCCTTGAGCAAATAAACTTGGACAAGTCGGGCAGTGCGTGTCTACTGCCTGAAAGATCTAATACTTCAGAAAACATCTTCTGCACCCTCCTCGTCATCAAGACTCGTAAGGCTTTGAATGTATATTGCAGTTTCAGTTCCGCCTGAACGTAGTTCTATAAGATTACCAAGTATTACAACTAAGTCGCCTGAAACTGAATACTCCATAAGCTTGTTGGCTATCTTACCGAAACCAATCACAGTCACCCTCAATGGATGAGGAGGGTACTTATTGTTTTTGTTTCCTCTGGGATTCTCAGGCACAAATATCTTAGCAGTAGCCCTGTCCCCAGAATGCTTAGTTGGCTTGCGAAGACTTGCCGACTCAATGTAACCAATGATTGTTGTAGAGTTTGGATATTTAAACTTGAATGCCATTACAGCTTATCCTCCCTGACTCGAAGCACAGCCTCAACTTCTGGTGTACTCCTCATTCTTTGCCATTCTTGATTGCGGATCCTGTCATTTGCAACACGGGCTAAGCGATGTAGCCCCTGTTTTTGTGCCTCAATCATTACTTGTCGAACGTCATATCCTTCGTTTACAAGCTGCTCCCAAGGCACACGCCTCTTGTGAAATCGTTCGTCACTCAGATCCATTACTCACCTCCAAACGGTTCGCCGTGGATCTGACCCATCAACTCATCCGATGCATAGTTCCAGCTATCGTCATCTGCATTCCATGTATTAGAGAGAACCTTCACAACGTAAGCCTTGATGGCTGTGTTGTGTTTACACTCCTCTACAATCTCACCGGCTACTTGATCTCTGTTTTCCTTTGTATTGGCTGCCATCACTCACCTCCTTGAACAGCAGAGATATAGTCAGAGATTTGCTTAGAAAACTGACCTGTATTGCTCCAAAGCTTCAGCCTATTGGAAAGTTCGATTAGTCTTTGTTCTTCCATCGCATTTGGATTGCATTGTTTGATGCCCTCAATCGTTACCTTTCCATCAACCACGTTGGCTGTCGCAGCCTCAAGTATCAGTGGGATGTCACTTACATCGACCTTTTCTTTACGTAAGACATTGCGAATAGACTCCAGCACAATGCCCTTTGGGTATAAATGCGATTGAATCTTCTGAATAGAAGGTGCAACACCGTACTTTGTTTTCTCACCACGCTTACTTGCAACAACCAAGTAATGCTTTTCACAGCTTGGCCTCTGCTCTGAAAGGTTTACCTTGGTTTCTCCAAGTGAATACAAGTGACGGCCAATGCCCCACTTTACTCCTGCACGTTTGAATGCATCAGACAAACCACCTTTGTCACCTTCAATGTTTGTATTACCTGCGCCATCACTTTTACTTACCCAGTCATCACCAACTCGGATGAAAAGTGTGCAGATATTTTTACCGCTCTGTGTTTCTGTATAAACGTCTCGCCAGTTTTGTGGGCCAACTACACTATCCAGTCGGTCCATTACAGCACGGGCATCAAGATAGCAAAGAACACGAGCCCAGTTACCAAACGATCTGTCTACACGCCAAAATACATCTTCGTCATTAAATGGTTTAGCAAGCTCAGCGCAAACAGTTTTCCAATCAAGTTCCATTGTGAATCTCCTTTTTGAGAAATATTGCAAAGCTTTTTATGTCTCCGGTAAACCGGAGTATTGATATGCCTTGCGGTTTTAAAAGCCTTTCTAAGAGTAGAAAGGTTGGATTTTTCCCTCTTGCAATGATGTCTCTGGTATGTCGAGGGTCCACACCAGCTTCCGTATGTATTTGCTTTAGGCTTTTTCCCTTTGCCAATGACAGTAGTTTGAGCCTGAATCTAAAAGACTCTGCACTTATGTTTGCAGTCTTACGTTTCTTGGCCACTACTCTATGAAGTCTGGGGACCAGTTTGGCCTCTTGAAGCCTTGGTCAAGTGAATCATAGACACGTTGCAACCTAAGCTTAGACCAAAGAACTATATTCTTTTTAGAGTGATCCCTGCTTTTGAGAGCAACAAGTTCAAACGGCTGGTGCATACCAGCCAACTCATCGTTTGAGTAATCTTCGTTGTTAACCTTCTTGGGTTTTTTGTATTGGAACTGTCTATACAAACCAAACGCAAGCGCAGCGTCATGCAAAGGCTTGTCTGATCCCCTAAAGTGATGCGAACTTGGGACACCTTTTCTACCATTTGTGAAGCTTTCTTCTGTTCCACGGTTTAGTTGCATTAGTGCAATGATCGCAACATTTTCCTGCTTTGCACAACGACGCAAAGTTTCGCTTATCTCGTCTACCTCCCAAGCTCTGTTTCTACTTGCAGGTAAGTGCGCTGGAGGTCGAATCAACTGCAAGTAGTCTACCCATATTACTTGGCAGTTATGCTGCCTTGCCATCCTACGTATTGCAGATTCAACAGAGTCAGCAGTGGATGAAGCATCGTCCAAAAATATTGGCTCATCCATAAGCTTATCTGCGGCTTGCATTATGAGTTCAGTTTCATGGGCACTCTTTTCGTGTAAAGCACTAATCGGAACACCTGCAATAATAGAAGCCATTCTGTCTACAAGCTTCCACCGTGGCATCTCAATAGATAGAACACCTTGAGCAATGCCAGACTGCGCTGCACGAAGTACAGCAGAAACAAGAAACATAGTCTTGCCAATCTCTGGCCTACCTCCGAGTATTGTCATGTATCCACGGGGCCAACCAACGTAATGATTGTCAAATGATGCAAAGCCTGTGGGCACATACTCTACAGATTCACCATCAATAATCTTTCCCCAAGATCCTTTACGTTCAGCAGCAGCCTCTCTCATAGAGAGGATCCCTTGTATTGAGTCAGCCTGACTACTTACGTTTAGTATTGATGACTCTGCTGCTTTAATGATGTCTGCTGGAGGAAGATCAAGATCTTCTAGATTGCATAGTATTTCTCTCGCAGCTTGTGACAGCGACCTAAGCCTCTGAAACTCTGAGATTCTCTTGCAATAGCTTCTTAAGTTTTCGTCGCCTATTACAGTATCTTGCCCAAGAGCAAGGACGTAGTCCATGCCACCAAACTTACTAATAGTTTTTGTACCTACACTCTCTAAAAGAGATACAAGATCTGCTGCTTTACCTTCAGCAAATCTAGTACAAATCCAATTATAAATATTTCTATTCTTCTCACTAAAAAAGTAATTACTCTTTAGAACATCTTCTACTAAGGGTAACTTATTACCTGATGATACTAATAGAGTACCTAGTACTAGGCGTTCTGACTGGTCCGGTATTAGACTCATTTGCATTCCATTTGTTGACCCGAAACGGGAGTTTAGACGAGACGGTTTGACGGCCTCGAAACGGCAAGTTAACTGGTGGTCAAGGGGAGGTCAAGTGAAACGACCGAATCAAGCACAGCACAAGGGCGTAGCCCTTGTGATCTCTGGAATCATCCGTGAGAAAAGACGCACAAGGGGCCTGTCTCAGGGCGAGCTAGCGCGCATGCTAGGCGTCACACCGGCTTCCGTCAGTTACTTCGAGTCAGGTAAGCGAGTTCCATCTATACCCACGTTCATAAAAATAAAGTATGCTTTAAACCTATCTACAAAAGAATGTCTAAGCATCATAAATGCGTTTAGTGGAGCACCCGAGTGTCACCTTCAAGAACCTATTTAAGATGCAGTACGTGCCACAAAAAGTTTCCAGTTGTTTGTCCGAAAAGAGGTGAGAACTATTTTCTACCCTCTGGTTGGACGAAAAGCGGTAAGAATACAAACTGTAAAAGCTGCTCTAAAACAATATCAAAGTCTCACACAGTACTACTAAGCAGTCTTAGCAAAGCTAAAATGCGAGCCTAATATGCCACTTTATGTTTACGAATGTAAGGAATGTAAAACCAAAGTTGAAATGCTTCAGGCATTCAATGATCCAAAACCAGACTGCAATAAATGCTCTTCATCAATGAAAAAAAAGATAGTAGCAACTAACTTTTCATTGAAGGGATCGGGATGGGCAAGAGATAACTACGGATTAAAGTAGGTTATTGCTTGTCTAAGATTCTTTCTAGCTTTGTTACGATATCGTTATGAACTTTTGTTCTTGTGATTAAGAAGTCTTTTGCTTGAGCATCTTCTCTGCTTCTATACTCTTCGATTACTCGATCGTATCTTTCACGCATTTTCTCTGTGCGCTCACCATACTCACGTCTGATTTCATCTACTTGCTCTTGAAAGCCGCTCACAAGCTTATCAAGACGTTTTTGCATAGCCATAAACTGATACACAAGAAACGCAGCAAAGAGACCTAGGTGACCTCCAGCGAGTAAAGAGTCCAGAACAGCGTCCATCACCACTCCGGTTCATCAATCAAAGTATAAGTAAATGAGTTTCCCCATTTAGATTTTGCTGCATAGCAAATACTCATAAACTCTTCAAAGTCAGAAGCATTAGCGAATACTTGGCAACCGGCAGACCAACGATCTATTTGTGTAGATGACTGACCAGCCTTGTGAATATTGATTCCGTAATAGCCTTCAGTAATAGACTGTACATCAAGATCAATAACATCGTCTTTATTGCTATCACGATAAGTCTTGACTGTGCCGTTCCTCTGGCAGAGCGCATCGTATTTACCTTGGTGCTTTGCAATCTTCCAAACAGATCGGTATTGACCGGGAACAAGAATAGCAGTTCCGTCTATATTTGTAGGGTTTTCTAGCCAGTACTTTCCGGGTTCAGTTGTGCATTTCCATGTTCGAGTAATCCAGCCATGCTCATCTTTAAACACAACGCAAATGCGATCATCAAAGCTGTTTGCTTTATGTTCCTTACTTCGGATACCAATAATATTTAAGTTGTATTGACCTGATTCAAATACAACATGACCAATCGATTCAATGTAATCTAAAAGTAGAGGTCTCATTAGTCACAGTCTGCATTAGTTGCTGAGCAAATCTTGGCTTGATTGATGGCCTGTTGTTGTTGAACTTCAAGCATCTTCGCCATTAGTTCTTCCATCTTATCAAGTCGCTTCTCTACACCTTCGATTTTTAAATCAACAACTTCTTGCTTACCTTCTTTGGACTCAAGACTTTTAACTCTATCGTCTAGTTCTTTTGTATCTTTTGCAGCAGAATCAAAAGAAGCAAACGAAATACCGGCAGCAAAGATAATCGTACCAATGGGAACAGCTAGCTCTTTGTAGTTCATTTGCTTGCTCCAGAAGAGTAATAATAAGTTGTACCAAGACCTGCGGTAACAACACCGACAACAACTAACGTCTCTATTCTACCAAGCCAGCGTTGCGTCGATGCCCTTTCTAAAAAAGGTTTCTGCTTTGTTTCTTGGTTTAGCTTATCTTTATACCACTGAACTTCGTATTCAAGATTGGCTACGTCTAAATGATATCTTTTATTTAGCGCCACAGCCCACTGCTCAGTGTTTAACAGGTCTGCATATTGAGAAAGCGGGACAGCTACTGCCGAACAGTGAGCTTGGACAGATGAAGAGGCTATACCATCCGGCAGCAACTGACCCTGACTAATAGGAATATTACTGCTGCATTCGCCAACAACCTTGTCTGGTGGGGGAGGTCGCTGAGGCACAGGAGAACCTAATGCGACACCTATCAGACAAAGTAAAATCAACTTCTACCTCTGCTATTTCCTAAGTTAGCCAACTTTTCTGCTGGGCTTTCGCCCTCTATTGCAGAGTTAACCTTCTCTAACTCTTGTTCTAGATCATCATTTATTTGTTCAACAACAACCTTTGTTAAAGGATTCTCAGGAGCTTCGATAGATTCAGTTTTTTTCTTCTTCCTAAAAATGATTAGCGCAGCCACTAATGCAGAAGCTACGCCAACAATATACTTCCAGACCTTATTCACGACTTCTTGAGTGCTGCCATTGCTTTTTCAGCCGAGTCACCAGCGATATAAGCAAGGCCCAAGTAAAGCCACTGAGCAGACTCTAGACGGCCCGCAATCAACAGCCCCGTACCAAGTGCAAGGACTGCAAGACGACGCCAAGACATACGCTTCTGAGAGTTAAATAAAGTATCTAAAATAGACATATAAACCTCAAGTGCAAAGAATCTTTACTTGAACAGGGCTGGCAGGGGGATCATCAGCGCCAGTGTTATCTGCTGTAAATGTATATGGACTAAGCACAGTCCAAAAAGAAAGGTTTCCATACGATAAACCAGTACCGATGATGTACGTTTCTTTTGATCCCGAGGCCACCTTTACCATGTCATAAGGGTTTGTCGTACCAGAAGTAGCATCACCTGTATCTGCAAGCTTCGTATATACAGGAGTTTGGTTATCGGAGTTTGTAATCTCAACCGCATAAATAATGGTTGAGCTTGCTCCGGTCACATCATCTTCAGCAGTAGCGTTTGAATCTGCATCAATGATTAGTTTTGATCCAAGAGGATCAGCAATATTACTTACAGTTACAGCCATGGTTCACCTCAAGAACAAACTACAGTTACAGTTACTCCGCCAGCAGCAGGAGCATTAGAGCTTTTAGGATCAGAGTTTCCGCCAGTCCAAAGATTTAGACCAGTCGTAAACGGAGCACCAGTAGGAATCTCAATACGCTTACTAGAGTTTGCTGGAATATGAAACTGCCAATCAGCAGCAGTGGTGCCAAGAGTTGGAGCAGCCCCATCCGAAAGACGTACATATACTGCCGAACCAGAAGCATTTGTAGCATCTACTGAATACCAACGACCGGATGTTCCAGTGACGTTTTCATTGATGGCAGAGGTTGGTGTATTACTAGCGTTATTAAAGAACACAATCTTATATTGCAAGGCAGCGCTACTAAATCCAGAAACTTTGAGAGACATTTCAAATCCTTCTTTTAGGAATACTAAGTATATTACAAGGGTAAAACAACATCAGCACATATGCCGAGTAGGTCTTTGTTATTCTTGTCGCTTCCGTCAGCGTTGTAATGGATCCCGTTCACGATCTGGGTCCAGCTTGTCAGATCCGATTGATTGGCTTCCCAAACGTCTGAGTCCTTGGTTGCCAGCAGCCACGTAGTGCCATCTGTTGCAACGTCGAATAGCGTGTCTTGATTCATAGAGAGGGAGGTTTTTACCGATGTTGGGGCGACAGTTCCGTTAACGCTAAAGCTAATCACGTTGGAGCTACCTTCACCGACTACGCAACACTTTCCGCCTGCCGCCGCAATGCTGATTTTCTGTTGCTCCTGAGTAAGGTTTGGCACGCCGAGAAGCTGGACTTCATTTGACCATGTGGTGATATCGGAATCGGCGCACGTCCTCACATAGATTTTGTTGGACCTTGTATATACAGCCACCCAAGTGTTGTTCGTATAGGCTATGGCTTGCCCGCGACCGAAAGTGAAAGGAGAACTAGCAGAGAAAGATGCGCCGTCGTCCGTACTGTAGTAGATCCGCCCTCCGTTTAGGCCCTGTAGGGTCATCCAATTACCGCTGCCATCGCTGGCGATTCCGCGTATAAACTGCGTCAGATTGTGGTTATTGATGTTGCTAAGATCAACAACCGTCCAGTTAGCAGCACCGTCCGTGGACCTAAATATTTCTTTAGCGGCTTGATGCCCCACGCTCATCCACGTCCCAGCGGTTGCACCGTTGGACCGGGCTCCCCATTGCATCGCCATCTGCCTGTAGACAGTGCCCCCGATACCTGTACCAGCATCGACTCCTAAGTCAGTAACAGTCCAGTTTGCCGTAGATGTTACGTCCGTCCCGCTGACAGAAAGCTCACGACTACTGCTTACCCGCGAACCGACATATATACCGGCCCCACTTGCGTTTTTTCCGAATGCGATATTCCGACCATCTGCCGTGCCTTGACCGCCTTGGCCATCGGTGTCCGAACTGTACCCTAGCCAAGATGTACGATCGGAGTTCGAGCAATATGCAACGAACCCGTCTTCGCATATTGCGACCCAACGAGTAGCACCAGTGGCGGCAGCAGGAACAGTAAGCCCATTGATGCTTTCAATGTTTGCCTTTGAAACTCCGTTACAAGCTTCAAGATTGCCAATGGCAACACCGTTACATGCCTCGTAATCGGCCATTATGCTACCTCAATCACAGTGCTATCGGGATCGAAGTAAATGGCATCGGCAGAAATAGCATACCCAATGACTTGAACGAAGTCTCCGTCAGTATCAGGAGCAGTTTGTTCAGGAACATTTTTTGAGGATGTCTCTGCTTCTGGTGTGAAAAGTGCGCCCCCCACAGTCCAAGTTGGGAACTCGCTATCAAAACGAGCAAACCCTTTCAACAAGAATGGTCCCATTGCATTTGCGCTTGTTGGTGCGATTGCCATAGCGACACATCTACTCGTCGCCGAAGCCGTGGCTACAGCCTTGTGTACTTTTCCATCTGACTTAAAACATACTACTTCACCAGCGGTGAGATCCTCGGCTGCAGTAAACATAGCAAGTGTTCCCGAAACCTCATTATCGGCAACACCAGAGTTCAGCATCATTTCAAGGTTAGTCGAAGACTTAATCTTGATGATTGCATCTGTACCGTGAGCAACACCCTTACCAATCTCTAGCGTGTCAGTTCCGTCATCGATTCCAATACGGAAGTCAGCAGCATTACCGTCGAAAACAAGTTTTGTATCAACGGCGCTTCCGTCACCAATGACAACTCGACCATCAGGAACAAGATTGATGTGCCCCTCTGTTCCACCACCATCGGTTGTTGCAATAGTCAACTCACCATTGGCTCCGGTAGATATAGTCGAGAAGTCAGAGTTACTGGCAGAACTCAACATCTTAATGTCTGGACCACCGTTATCAATCTTCATGAACACGCCTTGATTGAAGTCTGCTCCTGTAGCAGTCAAGTCCAGTGCGCGTGTTGTAGTGTTGCCGGGACCACTACCAGTAGCAGTGATTTCAATACCTTTTACAAGTGTTGTTCCCGAAGACTGCGCGTGAGTTAGCGTTGGAGTAATCAACGCGCCGGTCATTGTATTGGTTCCGCCTTCAGCCGTAGTATTGTCCATATCGACAAAGATTCCGACAAGGTCATTGTCCGATGTACTCGCACCTGTCTTGTCAAAATCAACCGTCATTGCAGCATATGTTCCTGCTGCCGTATCGGTCACGTTATTGTCGATAGCCAAAGAACTCAAAGACCCGACACTTGTAATCGATGTTTGCGCTGCTGTTGTAAGCGTGCCCGCCAAGTTTGTTGCGGT